CCTCCAGCACATCGACAGCCTGCTCAAGCAAGAAACCCTGGGCACGTTCCGCGTGGTCATCAGCGGCTGCCTGAGCACGACGCACGCCAAGCGCCTGCTCGCCGAGAAGCTGGGCGACCGGGTCAGCTACAACTGGATCACGACGCGGGTGCCGGTGGGGACGAGCTTCAACCACAGCGTCCTGGAGGCGGTCAAGGAGTTCGGCCCGGCCGAGGGCTACGTCTACGTGGACAGTGGCGTGGACTGCACGTTCCCCGGCATGCTGGAGCGGATGGACGACCGGCGGCAGCAGGGCTTCGCGATGGTGCACGTCCATGTGGACGAGGACACCGGCTTCGAGTGGCTGGGCGTGCGGATGCCGGAGGACGGTAGCGACTACGTGGTGCCGGTAGGTCGGACTTGCAACCTGCACATGCAGATGTTCTCTCATGAGCTACTGCAAGCCTACGGCAAGCTGATGCCGGACATCTTCGCCAGCGACACGAGCGAGAGCATCTTCACGTTCATGTGCGCCGCCATCCGGAGGAAGATGCTGATCCTCAACGGCCCGGTCATCCGCCACCAGGCGATGCTCGACGGGGCCAGCAGCGGGTTCCAGCGTGGGCAGGTGCCGTTCAAGATCACGAAGGAAGACTTCAACGCCCGTATCGACTCCGGTTATGATTGGGCGTTTGGGTACGAGGAGTGCCAGGGGCGGCTCATGCACGACCCGGCAAAGTATACCGAGGATGGCTGGGTAGTGACGGAGGACTTGCGAACCGGATTGGAGAAGTTCATCCGGACCAAGATGTTCCTCCAACCGGCTGAGTTCGACTACGACGACATCGAGCACGAGTGGATACCATGAGTGAATGCCGGCAGAAGTAGGCGGTGGGCGACCGGCAGCCTGCATGCCGCCTACGATTCTTTCAAGGAGCTACAACGATGCAACACACGGTTCTCATGCCCTTCAATCGCCCACGCTTCTTCCAGACCCTCCGCGAGGGCATGGAGGGGCAGGGCATCACCTGGGTGCCGCTCTACGATAGCGACGAGTGCCACGCCTTGTTCACCGAGAAGTGTGGGCAAGGGATCGACTGGATCAAGCCGTGGCGGGGCGACTTGCCGAAGGACGCCTACACACACAAACCGACCGTCAACCCTGGCCACTGGATGTGCGATGCGTTCCTCGACGAGCAGTTGCGAGACGACACGCAAGAAGGCGGACCGTACGAGACGACCAGAGAGATCAAGTTCTTCCGCAAGGACCACTACGTCAGCTTCATGACTGACGACTGCTTCTGGAACTGGAACTACTGGCGGAAGCTGCAGCGGCACTTCGCGGTGCGGCGGAACACGAAGGGCAGCGGCGGCGAGGTCCACCCGGCGGTGATCCTGTCCAGCACGACGGTCAAAGGTGGCGGCTTCATCGCCCCGCAGGTCAACAAGCTGCCCAACGGCACCTTCGACTGGCCGAGCAGCAGCTACCGTACCTTCGGCATGCGCTTCGAGGTGCTGACGGTCCGGGCCGACAAGTTGCGGGACGTGCGCTTCGGCTCCTTCTGGGCGGGCGACGGCATCGTCAACGAGCGGCTGGTGGAGGAGAACTGGGACGCCGGCGAGGTGGAGTTCGCACCGGAGTGTGTGGTGTACTTCAACGCCCTTGATCCGACCCAGTACGGTTTCCCAGCAGAGCGGCAGCCATGAGCAAGTACCACTCCGAACTCGGCCAGGACGAGCGGCTCAACCGCGAGTTGTTCCACGACCGCCGCGGCCTGACCTTCGTGGACGTGGGCGCGTTCGACGGCGTGGAGTTCTCCAACACGCTGGCGTTCGAGAAGGACTTCGGCTGGCGGGGCGTCTGCATCGAGCCGCACCCGGAGCGGTTCCAGATGTGCGCCGCCAACCGACCGGGCAGCATCTGCGTCAACGCGGCGGCGGGCAGCAAGAGCGGCACGCAGCGGTTCCTCAAGATCAGCTGTGAGAAGTTCAGCCAGTTCGACATGCTCAGCTGCACGGTGGACGCCGCCCACGACCGACGCCGCATCGCTCACGACAACTGGCGGAAGCAGTACGGCGGCGACATCACCGAGATCGACGTGCCGGTGTTGCCGCTCTGGCAGGTGCTGCTGGAGCACCGCATCTTCACCGTGGACTACCTGACCATCGACGTGGAGGGGTCCGAGTTCGAGGTGCTCAAGGGCATCGAGTGGGCGGCGACCCACGTCAACGTCATCGAGTTCGAGGTGGCCTACCGCGACACCGGTGCCGACCTGCGCGAGACGGCGGAGATCTACGACTACCTGGAGGCCCGTAACTTCCGTCACGGCTTCGACCTGGCTGAGGGCCGCGACCGGGTGTTCATCAACAATCAACTGAAATGGAGCCTCCGATGAAGTACCTGGGCAAGAGCGCGACCACGAAAGCCGCCAAGGAAGGATACTTGATTCTTCGATGGAGCGGTGACCGCGGTATTCCTGCGAGTAGCTGGAGCGAAGTCATCCAACTCGCCAAGCAGGAGATGAAAGAGCGAATGGACGCCGGCAAGGGACACTCCAAGTTCACCGTCTACGATACTGACGAGAACGGCAAGCCGACCGGTTCTGGCCAACAATTAGCGAGCATCCATCTGCTGAGATAACAACGTGAACCTCTGCATCGTCTGCGAAGAGCCGTGCAACGACGCCCGCCTGTGCCCTGACTGCTTCGACGGCGTGATGTGGGCGCGGAGCCAGAAGCTGCAACAGGACCACCTCCGAAGGGAGCTGACCGTGACCGACTGGGGCATGATCGTCTGCGAGGTCGAGGCGCTGCTGGAGCGGAGCCCTGAGATGCGCTCCGTCGAGGACAAGCTCTGGGACTACCTGCTCAGCCGCATCCACCCGATCCATGGCAAGTGGAGCGAGGCAGCCTACGCCGAGACGCGCAGCAAGCTGTGCGAGTACCTCTACGACCACCTCGGCAAGCGGCCCAACCCGGTCAGCAAGCCGACGCCGCCGGAGTACACCGACTGGCTGTGGGTGGTGACGGAGATCCTCGGCTTCTTCAAGGACAACCCGGCGCTGCGTCAGGTCGAGCCGGAGTGCTGGGAGTGGATGCTGAACCAGACCTACCCGCTGCCGCCCAACCACGCTCCCACGGCCAGGAACATGACCAAGGCCATCCTGGAGCAGTACATGGGCGACTACGGCCCCACGGTCAAGATGATCATGGAGATGGAGGGCCGGCTGGCGGCGGAGAAGGCGGCGAGGGTCGAGGCGGAACGGGTGCTGCGAGATGCACCTGAACTGCTTGAAGGTGTCCCACCCGGCCTGCTCACGCCGGAAGCCGCCCAGCAGCTGGAAGAACAACCGAAACCCACAACGAAGAGGAGACGTTGATGCCCGTGCAAGAGACCTGCGAGTGCTGCTCGGAAAAATACGACCGTTATTTGACGATAAACGTGAAGGTGCTCGACAGCCATCTGTGCAACGATTGTCAGGTGCGAGCAGGCGTCTGGGCCGCGAAGCAAGCTCTCGCCGCCGAGCGGTCGGAGAAGCTGATGGGCGGCAACCTGTCCATTACGCTCGACCCGCGAGCCCTGACCGAGTGGCCCGGCAACTGTGCCCCGCCGGAGTTCGGCAAGTTGCCCAGCACCGAGGTGGTCTCCGACGTGCTGCCCAACGTGCTCGGCTCAAACGCCCAGCAGTTGCCGGCGACTCTGTTCGGCAGGCCCATCGTGTGGGTGGACGAGTTCGGTGAGCCGAGTTCTCCGCCGAAGACTGAAGCCGATCCCTTCTACGTCAAGCAACGTGAGGATTGGAGGAACGAGCCCTAGAACGGAGGCCCCGGTGGAATCCCACTTGCTGACGTTGCTGGGCAGCGCGGTGCTGTCCGTGTGCCTGGCCTTCATGACGATGCGCTGGGTAATCAAGGACTTGCGATCAGAGAACACGCTGCTCAAGGCACAGGTCACGGCGGCGCAGGCATCCAGCACGGCCAACCAGGCCAAGTTGCTGATCCTTGAAGCCAAGGTGGACGCCTGCGAGAAGGAGCGCAAGGAGGCAAACGACCGCATGCTCACGATGAGCAACATGTGCCCGGTGACGGAGCATCCCTGCCCGCTGCGGCAATACTTCGGAAAGGTGGGCCGACCATGATCACCTGCACGCCGATGCCGCCGATGGGCGACTACCCGTGCGACCCGCAAGGCAACGTGCTGGCTTCCATCCAGTACATCGCCGTGGTGCGGAGCAAGTGGTGGGGGCCGAAGCCGCGCCTGGACGTGGCCTTCCTGGAGCCGACTGCCGCCGACCTCAAGGCCCGCATCCTGAGTCACCTGAACGCCTGGGGCGAGTTCTGCAACGTCAAGGCGAATCTGACCGACAGCGTCGGCAGCGCCCAGGTGCGGATCACCCGCGAGGCGGAGGGTTACTGGAGCTACCTCGGCAAGGACTGCCTCAACATCCCGATCAACCAGCCGACCATGTGCCTGCAAGGGTTCACCATGCAGCACTCGGAGGCGGAGTTCCGACGGGTGGTGCGGCACGAGGGCGGGCACATGTGGGGCTGTCCCCACGAGCACGCACGCCGCGGCATCGTCCAGCAGCTCGACCCGGTCAAGACCATCATCTGGGGACGGCAGCGGCTTGGCTGGTCCGAGCAGATGGTCCGGCAGCAGATCCTGACGCTGCTGGACGAGGCGAGCCTGATGGGCACGCCGACGGCGGACGAGCAGAGCATCATGACCTACCAGCTGCCCGGCGAGATCACCTTCGACGGTCAGCCGATCCCCGGCGGCACCGACTTCAGCAGCACCGACCGGACCTTCATGGCCAGCGTCTATCCACCGGCCGTGGAGCCGAAACCACAACCACCAACGGGAGGCAAGACGATGGCAGTCCTCAAGCTCATCAAGGGCGTGCTCGTGATGGCGCAGCAGGCCGCGAAGTTCACGCAGACCACCGCCGACGACAACATCATCGCCGGCCTGATCGAGCTGCTCGATCTGTACGAGTCAAGCGCCGTCGCCGACAAGAAAGCCGCGGCCAACATCATCGCCGCCCGGATGTTCGATTGATGCTCTACCGCACCGCTCGATTCTTGTGCTGGTGGACGTTCTGCCTGCCGCTGGCGATCGGCTGGCGGTTGCGGCAAGCGGAGATCAGGCAGCAGGAACGGTTGGGCTACTAGGACATGCAACGTGAACCGTCGCTCGTTCCTCATCACCGGAGCCAAGGCCCTTGCGATCACCGCACCAGTGGCGAGCTTCTTCTCCGGTCGCCGCGTTCCGACCTCTGCGACGCAAACTGCCGAGGGCCGGCGCTTTGAGGTGGCTCAGCTGCCTCCGCCGGTAGCGGCTCCGGAGAAGATGCCCGCTCCTCGTGAGCTGCCGTGGAGCCTACCCAGCCAGGCGGTGGAGCTGGCGCTGCAGGATGCCTTGACGTTGTCCAGGCGCTACGGTGAGAAGGTCGGCAAGTTCGTTCGCTGGCTGTGGGTACAGAACGGTTCCCAGGAGGAGTGGCAAAGTGCAGCAGACGCGCTCAACAAGGTCAGCAGAGCAGCAGCTCCGGCGATCCCTGCGTTCGTTGGAGGCGTGCTTGCCCGCGTTGACCTTAGGATCTACTGGCCTCGTGCGGGCGACCTTGCCGAAGTCCTTGGTCAGTGGGAGAAGTTCGCGTTCGACCCGTACTTCAGCTTGCTCTTCACGCAAGCCAGCCTCAAGCTCCTCACGCAAGAGCAGCTAGGCACGTTGAAGACGCAGAGCATCCGGCCGCTGCACGTGTGGCAGGACGGCAAGTGGGTGGCGACGGGCAAGGTCGGCTGGGTGGAGCGGAACTTCGAGAGGATCAAGGACGTGGTGGTGGAGCGGGTCAACGCCCCGCACCTGCACGCCAGCGGCATCGAGAAGCTGCAAGCCTGGACCGGCAGCCTCGCCCCAGTGGTGCACAGCGGCTATTTCGAGACCAGAGCCCTCAGCACGATCAAGGACCGTGACGATGGCAAGGAAAACGTCTTCAGCACGATCTACGGCGGGCTGTACGACGAGCTTGCAGGGATACGAAGGTCGCAAGCTAAAGGACGCAGCGACCTTGACCAACTATTTCTCGATCTCGGTGTGGGCGATGGGAAGTCGTACAAAGATGTGTTTGAGAGGCTTCGATCAGATAAAGCAGCCGTACTCATTCACTCCAACGTCACCAACAAACGCCGTCGCGTTCGCGTCTATCCGGTACTGTCCTCCCTGTTCGGCATCGTCGCAGTGACCGAGGACATCCGCGACCGCGACATCGACGTGGACGCCGACGCCCTCCGCGACGTGGTCAACAGCAAGGTGTTCGCCTACGAGGTCATCTGGGTCGCCGCCAACGGCCAGCAGAAGTTTGCATTGTTTGGAGCAGAGGGGCAGCTGCTGGAGTCGGGTGCCGACGATGTGGTGAGCGACCACGACTTGCCCCGGCCGGTGACGACGCGGCTGCAAGCGGCCATCAGTTGCATCCGCTGCCACGGTCCACACGAAGGATGGCAGCCGTTCCCCGACGACCTGCGGCTGCTGCTCGGCAAGGGCACGGTGGTGTTCAAGAACGCCGACGAGGAGGACCGGATACGCGGCCAGCACGCCTGGCAGATCGACGCCGTGCTCCAGCGGCTGCGGGACGACTACTCGCAGGCCACGCTCCTGAGCACCGGCAAGTGGGCAGGCAGCCCGGCGAACAAGGACATCGTGCAGCGGGTGTCGGCGGTGCACGCAGCGGTGTGGGCGAGGCAGCGGTATCGGACGGTGGACCCGGAGTACGCCCTGCGGACGCTCGGCGAGGTGCCGATCAAGGGCCGCGAGGCGTTCCAGCTCTGGAAGCTGTTGCCGCCGGAGGGTCACGCGGCACTGGGATTCTTCGCCGAGGACCCGCTGCTGACGGCGCTCAAGGACGGGCAGAGCATCCTGTGGTCGGACTGGCAGTTGGTGTTCAGCTACGCACTTACCAGAGCACAACGGACGAGGGCCGAACTAGAGACGCAACGTGAGCACAAAGCACAACCGAACTGAGAGGTGCCACGTGAAGAGGTTGATGGGACTGCTGGTGGCTTGCCTGGCGTTGGCAACGATGGCGGGCGAGACGCAAGCCGAGGGCGTGACTAACAGCGACGGGTACAGCTACTCCGGCAACTACTACTGGTACAACGGAGTCGCCTACAACCGCGAGCTGGCCTACTACTGGGTGGACGGCTACTACAAGCGCTCTGCCTGCAACTGCTACAACGTCTACGTCCCCGGCTACTGGCAGGGCTACTACAAGTACGTCGTCGCCCAGCTCAAGGGCGAGGACGCGGTGGTCAACGCCCTGACCGACCGGATGCGGACGCAGAACCTGATGGCCAAGGAGCAGCAGCGGCACGCCAACCTGCTGGAGCTGGTCAAGGCGACGGGACTCGAAGGCAACTTCCGCTTCGAGGGTTACTTCGGCGGACGGGCCTACCCGCCACTGGCACCGGCTTATCCCGCTGCCGCCACGGTCCACGGCTACACGTTCCAGCAGCTGCGGCAGGACTACGGCGAGCGGCTGCTGCGGGACATCCCCTTCGACCTGGCGGCGCAGCAGGCGGCTCGGCAAAGTGACAACAGCCGCAGCAGCAGCGACCAGCTCTACTCGCTCCTCGCTGGCGCCAGCGTGGACGACGCACGGGTGCGGGAGATCCTCGCCCGGATGGAAGCGGCCAAGCAGGTGTTCCGGGCCACCGAGCCGCAGCCGAGCAGCAAGACGGAGACGAAGGTGAACGGCACCACGGTGACGCCGACGCCGCAGGTGCTGCCCCAGGCCCAGATCACCGAGTTCCTCAAGCTGTCCGGCCCGGCCAAGTGCGTGACCTGCCACACCGGCGACGCTGTCAAGGGCAATTTCGACGTGAGCAAGCTGCCGACGATGAAGGCCACCGAGATCGTCAAGCGGGTGTTGCCGTACATCGTCAGCGAGCAGGGCGAGGCACCGAAGTGCCCGCCAGCAGCCAGCGGCATCAAGCCGACCACGGCCGCAGAGGTCAGGCAGTTCCTGGGTGGCTAATGACCCGATGCAAGTGCGGCAACATGTTGTTACCGAGAGAGGAGATCGCCTACGGCAGTCAATGCGAGGACTGCTGGAGCTTGGACAAGGATGGTTTCTACCGCAACTACAAGAGTAAGGAGCTTCCCAATGAACGTCCTCAAGAGTCTCTTCCCCCTGGTCGTCCTGGGCATGGCCATCGCCTCCCCAAACGACACAAAGGCGTGTGACGCCTTCTTCCCCACCGGGCAAGCGTTCGCATTCAGCAATGGCTACCAGCAGCAGGTGCTGTTCTCGCCGGGCTATGGCTACGGCGTGCAGCAGCGGTTCTTCCAGCCGCCGGTCGTGCGAGAACGGTTCATCGCTCCGGCACCGTCGCTGAGAATCGTGCAGGAACAGCGAGGGCTGCTTGGCCGGGTGCGAAGCCGGCAGGTGGTCGAGTTCAATCGCTGAGGAAGCACTGGGAAGGGAGACCTTCCTGCTGTGAGAGCGCCGGACCGGGAGACGCTGGGTACACCCTCTCGGTCCGGTGTATGCCAGGTATGGGTGAGCGGCCTAAACCTGACCGTGACTAGAGCGGGGCACCCTAAAAAGCTGTCTAGGGGCATTGGTGCAACGCCCGTGGGTTCAAATCCCACTACCGGGAATTGCAGATGAAACACCGCAGACGCAACCACATGGCCGACGTGGCGAAGCGCTGGCAGCCCAGCGACTCGCCCCATTACCATCCCTACGCGATGTGCTACGAGGACGCCGAATGGCAAATGCGGCTTGACCGCGAGGAGGCCGACCGTGGGTCCAAACGCGATGGTTTTCCTGCTGGTGATGTCGGTCCACAGAGGCGACATGCTGCCCCAGCACTGCCTCCCTTACCTCGACAGTCTGAGCCTCGACTATCCGAAGCGGTGCGAGGTGTACAGCGACTACCGGGCCAAGGTGAAGGACGAGGATTGGACGCCGGAGAGCGGGACATGGTGGAGATGCCAGCAAGCGACCCGCCTGTTCCTCCAGGACCAACCGCTGACCGACACCACCGCAACGGCGTATCTGCTCGGCCGCATGCAAGGTAGGAGCATCCTGTGGGGGCCGATACTGGGGGAGAACTGGTGCTGGCACAACGGTTGGCTGGATTCTCACTGGCTCCGGAAGATGGAGAAGCAGGATGCCGAACCCATACCCGCCCCGCAGCAGAATTGAGTGCGTCGGACCCGGCTGCCACGCCATCACGAGCTGCGTGAGCGCCGTGAAAGAACGCTGGCAGTCGATGACCAAGCGGCAGTACCCGAAGCTGAACCAGCCGGAGTATCTTGGGTGGTGCCGTCATTGCGCGGAGAAGTATGGGGTGGAGGTGGCGAAGCGATGAACGACTTCCTCATGCAAGCGACGGTGCTGCTGTTCGTGGCCTTCGTGTTCGCCTTCGCCTTGTTGTCGGTGTGGTCCGTATCGTTCTGGCTGGCCTCGGCGTTGTTCTCCTTGCTCAACGGACGACGCAAGCCGGATGAGCACCAGCCCCGCAAGAAGAAGCGGACATGCCTGCTGCCACCTGACGAGGTGCAGCCGAAGTATGTGGTGTGGGGTCGACGAGAGACCCGCAAGCGCGTGACGCCCTGGGAGCCCTACTACGTGGGCGACGACCCGGCCATGTTGATCAGCGTTGCCCGTGAGCGCTATCCGGCCCACAAGTACGGTCTGATCCTGCTGCAGAACGACCACGACCCGGCGGAACAACGAGCATGACCACCAAGCGTGAATTGCGGCACCGCATCGGCAAGCTGGAGAAGGCCCTGGCCACGGTCTCCAAGGAGTACGTCGCCACGAAGAAGCAGCTGCACTACGCCATCAAGTGGCAGGACGCGTGGGAGCGTTTGAAACGCAAGCACCGCAAGGTCAAGGCCCGGCACGAGCAGACCATCGACCAGATCGAGGCGCTGGAGGAGACGATCCTGCTGCTGCGGAGCGAGCTGCGGAGCAACATCCACGTCACCCAGCTCCGGGGCGCGGTGGCGTCGGCCAAGATCAAGGAAGTGGAGCAACTGATTCCCAACGCCGGCCGGGTGGGCGCGGCGATGGTGTACGAGGACGAGCAGGAACGGGGTCGGACGAAGGAGAAGAGGTTCGGAGTGAAGGGGTAAACCGTAGGCGGCGCAGAGCCGCTCAGCAGCAATAAGACGGGCCTGGAGGGGGAGTAGCTACCCCTGAGAGGCTGAACACTCGCTGGCCTGTTCAGGGGCTGCGAGCGGAGTTCCCGCGGATATTCCGTGGGCACCGCTTGCGGCCCCTTTTCGTTTTGACACACGGCTTGATTGCTGACATCCGGGCCGAGCGCACACCGGATGCTATAACGGCGCGGGAAGGGGGTTGTCACTTGCGAGCTATCCAAAAAGCACAAGCACGAGTCTCCGAGTCCAGGAAACTGGCCGTGGTCCCTCGTGTCATGAACGTTCCGGTCGGTGGTGTCAGTTATTTTGGGCAGGCTTACAAGTGGTGAGTCCGGCCGGGGATGCTTGATTGCGTCTCCGGCGGACCCACACAAGCCTACGAAGAAGTTCTGCACATGAAATACTGGGCAGGCATCGCAGTGAGATGCTGGGAACGAGAGGTGGCTGGCGGCGAGGCACCCAAGCTCGGCGACCTGAGCCCGAAGGAGACGGCCGAGAAGAAGATCCTGGCCAAGTGCAAGTCGCTCAACTACGACGGCCGCACCACGCGGCTGGAGCTGCACAAGCACCTGAGCCACCAGAAGGAGATCCGCCGCCGCAGCTACCGGCCGCTGAACAAGGCGCTGGGCGGTCCACAGGAGCACGAGGAGTTCACGGCGTGGGAGTACGACCATCCCATCGTGGACCTGTTCCGGGTGCCGAACAACCTGGATTGCAGCTCCGATCTGTGGGGCTACTCGGTGCTGTTCTACCTGCTGACGGGAGAGCTGCACTGGTGGGTCATCCGCAACGAGTACCGCGTGCCGGTCGAGGTCTGGGTCATCCCCAGCCACTGGATCGTGCGCAAGGCGGTCACCGACGGCGAGGGCCGGCCGGTTAGCATGCTCGTGCAGAACCCGTGGGGCCAGATGCAGGCCATTCCCTACGACGACGTGCTCTCGTTCTACGACCTGAGCCCGCTCAACCGCTACGAGGGCTGGTCCGTCAACCACATGGTGGCGGAGTGGATCGACGCCTACGAGACGATGCTCCGATCCCGGCTGGCGCAGAACGTCAACGGCGGCATCCCGGCGTTCCACGTGTCCCTCTCCGACGAGTACGTGGACCCCGACGAGGCGATGCTGAACCGCTACTACGCCAAGTGGTTCGCCCGGTTCCAAGGTCCGGACAACGCGGGCAAGCCGCTCATCACCGGCCCCGGCGTCGAGGTCAAGGCGCTGTCCATCAGCCCGGTGGACATGGACTACGTCAACACGGAGAACCAGTTCCGCGACATGATCCTGGGAGCCTACGGCGTGCCCAAGGGCGTCGTCGGCCTGGAGCCCTCCAGCGACGTATCGGCCTACGCACCGCAGCGGCAGTTCCTGCGATTCGCGGTCAATCCGTTCCTCGGCAAGCTGGGCCAGCGCATCACGCACGGGCTCATCCGGCGGACGCCCAACTGCGGCCAGGGTGTGTGCTTCTGGGACGACCGCGTCATCGACGATCCGGAGGCGATCCGCGCAGAGGAGAAGCACCTGTGGGAGACGGGTGCCATCGCGCCGGACGAGATCCGCAACCGGCACGGCATGGAGCCCTGGCCCTTCGGCGGCGACGACCCGTGGATGAACGGCGTGGAGCTGCCCTGGGCGACCGGAGCCAAGCACGGCGACGAGCTGGAGCTGGACGAGAGCATGGGCCGGGCCGAGCGTGGTCAGATGGAGCTGGCCCCGGTGGATTCCAGCCCTGAGGACCAGCCGCTGATCGTGGACAACGACGAGAAGGCGGTGGACGAGGAGCCGGCAGCGGCACCGGCAGCCAAGCTCCGCTGGTTCCGCACCCGCGACGGCGACCTGTCGGCACGGGGCGAGAGCGGCAAGTGGTACATCGAACGCAAGCGCCGCAAGGACGGCAAGGTGGGGTACGTCATGCACCACACCAAGCCTGCAGAGAAGGACCAGTACGAGTTCGACGCCGACCTGGCCTGCGGCATCCTGAAGGAGCTGGCCGAGAAGGAGGAGAGCAAGGCGCTGGGCGAGTCCTCCGGTGCTGCTGGCGGCTACGCGGTGCCCGTCGAGCAGCCACCGGACCAGGTGCAGAAGGCATTGGCTTACCACATGTCCGAGCAGCAGAAGCTTGACCACAACGCTCAGATGACCGACCTGCTCAAGCGTCGTGGATTGATCCTCGGCGGGCGGAGCATGGTCATGGGCAACGGGAGCACCAATGGCAAGCACTAGGTTGGAAGTGGAACTGCTCGAAGCCCGCTGCGTGCTGAACGCGGCCCTTGACCTGGGCACCATCGGCCCGCGCATCGACTACGGCCCCGCCGTGGACGTGCAGTGGGGCGACCCGGTGCCACTGGCATCCATGCCCGCTCCCGGTGCGTGGGCAACGAACGGCATCCCGTATCTGGAGGAGTACGACTATTGGTCCCTGCCGCCAGCACTGACGCAGGTGGACGTGTGGAGCGGTCAGTGGCCGACCTACGTTGGATTGGGCGAGTTCGACCTGGCTCACTTCCACTTGGCAGCCGGGGAGATCAACTACGATTTTGCCTCCCTCCAGCGGTTCACCCTGCCGCACGCCCAGAGCGTCGGCCTGAGTCTCAGTGGCGGCAGCGTGACGGTCTACCAGGTGGCCTTGGGCTCACTGTGGAGCACGAGCACGGCCGATGAGGGGCTGACGTGGGGCGGCTGGCAGCAGGTGGTGAGCCTGAGTAACCCGCCCGCCCCGACCGGCCCCGCTCCAAGCATGGCACCGTTCGGCTGGCTGGCGGACATGGACGCCTACGAGCCAGGACCGGACTTCGACGGCGACGGCATGGCGGACGCGCCGGGCATCGAGCATCCGCTCTCTGTCTACGGGACCATTCTCGCTCAAGACGGCGTGATCCGCGTCGGCTTCGAGTGGAATGGAGAACGCTTCTCCGGGCTGGTGACGGACGGCACGCTCACGACGGAAGCGGTGGATGCGTTCTTCCTGGAAGGCGACTGGGTGGATGAAGTGGAGGTATGGTGATGAGCGACGACGACCTGAACGGCTATGCCCCGATTCTGAAGGCGATGGAGAGCTGGAAGGACGCCGGCGTGCTGGACGCTCCGGCACGGTTGGATGCCCTGTCCAAGAGCCTGCGTACGGTGGGTGATCGGAATGCCGAGCTGGCGGTGACCGTCCGCAACCTGACCGTCGATAACGAGCAGTTGCGTGCCGACTTGGACCAGCAACGGAAGAGCGCATCGTCGGTCGAGAAGGAACTCGCAGAGCTGCGAGGAATCGTCAAGACCATAGAAAGCCGTCCAGCGCAGGCGCCGGTCCAAGGAGGTGCAACGACCTTGAACATGTCCGTGTCTGGTTTGGCCGAGCAGCTGGGGGAAGTGCTGACGAAGAGCGTTGCTGATGTCGTCGCCAAGGCGATGACGCAAGCGGGTGCCCCCGTCGTCCAGGTGCCAACAGGAGAGCTTGCGGCGGAGGTCGCCAAAGGTCTCGGAGAAGCACTCGGTCCGATGCTCAAAGCAGCGTTCGACCGTCCGGAGCCGCAGCCGTTGCCAGCCCCAAATGTGCAGGTGGACGGTGCCCAGGTGTTCGTGGATATGGCGCAAGTGGCCAAGGCCGTCGCCGCCGTCCACAAGTCGCTGGAGACTATCCACGAGCGTGCCCAGCAACCGCCGCAAGTCAACTTCGACGCTTCGGCCATCGTGGACGCCGTGGGCATCGTAGGCCGGATGATGATGCAACTGGAGAAGGCCATCGACCGCATGCAACCACCGGACCTGACGCCGGTGCTCAAGCGGATCGACGAGGGCAACGCCGCGATGCAGAAGGTACTGGCCGAGCGGAACCGCCCCAAGCAGAAGCGCATCAGTCACGATCCCAACACCGGAGACCTGATCGTCAACGAGGAGTAAGCAACGTGAGCAAGCCGATGGTGTTCGTCGCCCTGCCGGAGTACGGGGGGTTGGTTTCACCGGACAGCAGAGAGGCATACTATTGCCGGTCGGACAAAGACAGTCGCTACATTCACGCGGTGTTCCGGCATCAGGGCAGCCTGCTGGCGAATTGTTTCAACCACTGCTGGTGCAAGTTCGCCAACTCGATGCACATGTTCGACTACTTCGTCATGCTGCACAGTGACGTGGCCCCTTCAGACGACTGGATGCGCGTCCTCATCGCGGAGCTGGAAGCGAGCGGCTACGACCTGATGCACGCCGTCAGCCCGATCAAAGACCGGGACGGCATGAGCAGCACGGCGTTGGGCCACAGCGGCAAGGATCGCAGGTTCGAGAGCAAGAGACGCATCGCCCTGCACGAAGCTAAGGTGATGCTGCCGGACACGTTCGGCACGGAGCAAGCACTGGCCGTCCTCGGCACCGACGGCTTCGATCCAGTGGACGATCTGTGCCTGATGCCCAACACCGGCTGCATGGTCATCAGGAGGTCGGAGAAGTGGCGAGAGTTCCCCGGCTTCCAGATTCACGACGCCCTGGTGCGGACAAGCGAGGGTGAGTTGGAGCCGGCGGTGATGCCGGAGGACTGGGAGCTGGGGGCGTGGTGCCATCGCAACGGGCTGCGAGTGGGTGCCACGACGAAGGTGGACGTGCGACATGCGGCGGTGACGTGGTACGACAGCACGCAGCAATGGGGATATAAGACTGACCCGGTGTTCTTCCGCGACCGTACCAATGGCAAGCAGGTGACGAAGCATGGCAACCAGCGGCATCAAGTGGTACGAGCCGAACCCGTTGACGACGATGCTCTCGTCCGGGCTTGACGGCCTGGCCAATGGGGTCAGCAACCAGAGCAGCACCTACAACAACGCTAGCCTGCTCGACACGTTCGCGGACTTTCAGTTGCAAGCCGCCTATGCTGCCGCCGTGGTGCCCGGCACGAAGGTGGCCGAGCTGTACCTGCTGCCAATGGTGGATGGGAGCACGCTGCCAACGCTCAACACCAACGGCGTGCCGCAAGCGAGCCTGCTGGTGGCGGCGTTCCAGAGCGTTCTTGGCACCACGGGAGTGGTGGAGACGCTGGACGCTCCGGGCGTGACCATCCCGCCAGGCAACTTCCGCATCCTGCTCCGCAACACCAGCGGGCAGGCGTTCCAGGCTAGCAACATCGCCAAGACGGTGAAGATGCAGCCGTATCAGACGGGAGTTGGTTAGTGAAGAATCTGAGCCTGTTCACGCTGACTCCTAATCGAGGTTCGCAGCGACCGCTGTGGCCGTTCACAGTCAACCGCAAGTCGGTGCAGGCCCAGTTCTTGTCACTCTGGTATCCGTTCTGGGAGTCAGTCGGCACGGAGATCCACCCGCTTGCCGGTAGCTCGCCTGGAAACTTTGCCGGCACGAATCCGACATGGACCAGCTACCCCGAACAGTTGCTGGCCCTCAACTTTACGAACGGGGAGGTGCTAGCAGCACAGGCAGAGGACACAGCTCCGCCGAGCGGCAGGATCACGGTCAGTTGTTGGGTGCAGACGGCGACTTCCAACATCGTGGCCGTGGACAAGGGGCACACTGGTGGAGTGAGCGACTCGTACCAACTGTATCTGTTCAACGCCACGACGGCACGCTTCACCGTTCGCAACGATGCCAACAGGACTCTCTCTGCCACGATACCGAACGCCAACGATGGCAACTGGCATCACTGGGTGGGTACTTGGGATGGGACAACCCAGCGGCTCTACTGGGATGGTTTGCTCCGAGGTGCTGCCGTGCCCGGTGGTATTCCCGGCATCCAGTACACGGGCCTGAACCTGCACATCGGCCGCAACGAAGGAGCTGGATTCGGTTGGGTCGGGCCGATGGCCGACTTCCGCATCTACAGCGAAGCGTTGCCCACTCCGGTGGTGTGGGAGATGTTCGACCCGCTTACCCGCTATGACTTGTACCAGCCCATGCGGCAGCGGTCTTTCAGCTTCTCGGCTCCAGCAGCACAGACGTTCAACCCAAGCTGGGTTCAGCCCGGAGTCGTGATCGGTGGAGGCTGTCACTGATGTATGTCAAGAATCTGGCCTCCCAGTTCCTTGGATTCTGCCTCGTCAACGCCAGCGACGGCTCGGCGCTGACCGGGGCGACCGTGACGGCGGTCCGCTCCATCGACGGCGGAGCGCAGGCTGCTGCCACCGGCACCGTGTCCGAGCTGGGCGGCGGGCAGTACGTGCTCGCCCTGAGCCAGGCCGACACGAACGGCAACGACATCAGCTTCATGTTCACGGCGACGAACGCGGTGCCGGTGGAGAAGACCATCGTCACCACTAACAGTGGCAACCTTGGCATCGAGGCGGCGGTGCTGGCCGACGCGGTGGCCCACGGCGGTGCGACGGCGACGTTGACGATGAACACCTGGACGGTGAGCGGAGCATTCACGGCGGCGAACAACAGCAACGACATCGACCTGGGGACGGCGGAGCGTGCTCTGATCGCGGCGGCGGTGATGGCCAGCACGGTGGAGACGGGCATCAGCCTGACGCAAGCCGTGCAGATCATCGGAGCCACCACGGCAGGCAAGTCCACGGGCGGTCCGGCCAACCCAATCTTCGTGGGCCTCGACGGCAGCACGACGCGGGTCAGCGGCACGGCCGACGCCGACGGCAACCGCAGCGTGGCCACCTACAACGTGTAACGGAGGCAGCTGATGGCCGCTCAGGGTGGGTACTGGTACGCCGGGCGTTGGTGGGCAAGCAACTGGTGGGAGAGCAACTGGTTCAACGGCGACCAGAGCGCGACTCCCAGCGGCGACGGTGAAGCAGCTGCCCTCGTCTGGGAGCTGAGACGCCGCAAGCGTAAACAACCGGAACAGATCACACGCATCCAGCTGCCGCCCCTCGCGGCGCTGCTCGCAGCACTGGAGGATTAGATGAACGCGGTGATGGAGAAGGCTTTCACTGGCAACGGCACCGCCAAGGTGTTCGCCGAGCCGATCAACAAGAGCCTGGGCGACTTCGCCGTGAGCATCGCCCGGATCAAGACCGGCAGCGGCGACCGCGAGCAGGTCGAGAAGCGGCTGGCCAAGGTCTACGGCAGCTCGTGGCAGACCGGCGACGCCCCGAAGCGCAAGACGCCGCTGAGCGAGGACTCCGGTCCGGTCGGCGGCTACCTCGTGCCCACGGACATCGCCTGGAGCATCATGAAGGACGCGGCGGAGGACTCGATCTTCCTTGCCAAGGGCTTCGTCCAGCCGATGACCAGCCGGACGCTGCTGCTGTCGATCCCCGACCCGACGCGGAACAACAGCATCCCGCTCGGTTCCAACATGTTCGGCGGCATGATCTTCAACTGGCAGTCGAGCCAGCTCAACAACGCTGCCAAGGGCGAGACCGAGCCGGCGTTCAGCCAGGTGGAGGTGGTGGCCCAGGAGCTGACTGGCTACCTGGTCTGCTCGAACCAGCTGGCGATGGACGCGCCAGGCATGGACGCCTTCCTCAAGCGCTTCGTGCCGCGGGGCGTGGCCAACCAGGTGGACCAGGCGTGCTTCCGTGGGCCGGGTCCGGGCGGCGGTGGGCCGACGGGCTTGGTGTCCGCTGGCTGCACGCTCACGGCGACCCGTGCGGGCGGCAACGACGTGACCCAAGCCGACCTGTCCTCGATGTACGCCCGGCTCATGCCTGGCAGTGAGAGGACGGCGGTGTGGGGCATCAGCCCGACGGCGCTGGACCGGATCACCCGCCTCAGCATGCCCGGCATCCTCATCATGTTGCCCGGCGACGACGGCTCTACCGGCCTGCTCTACGGCAAGCCGTTCTTCAAGACGGAGAAGCTGCCGGACGTCGGCACCATCGGCGACGTGCTGCTGTTCGATCCGAACTGCTACGTCATCGGCTGGCGCGACCTGCTCATCGACTTCTCCGACCAGCAACAGGATCAGTTCGTCAAGGGTCAGTGCTCGTGGCGGGTGGTGGCCCGCATCGGCGGCGGTCCGATGATCAAGGCACCGGTCACGCTGGCGTCCCAGTCCGCGACCCAGGGGGCCATCGCCGTGCAACTCTCGGCGTAAGGAGCGAACGATGGAGGAGAGCTTCACCTGGCAGGTCAAGAGCAAGAGCGGGTTCTCGCCCAAGCAGCGGCACAAGATCGCCCAGCTGATGTACGTGCTCGGCGGGGCGTCCGCCTACGTGGACCCGGACTTCCCCGGCGACGATCTGCTGGACAGCAACGGCAACGAACTGCTCGACAGCGACGGCAACGAGCTGGAGAGCGCCAACTTCTAAGGAGATGCAACGATGGGCAAGTTCATGCGGGACGGCAAGAAGCTGGATGACTTGGTTCATCGGGAACCGGTCAGCAAGGACGAGATCAAGGAAGCCAGCCGCGCCCAGCAGAAGGCAGAGCTGGAGAAGGCCGACCTGGACGAGTGCATGGCGAAGATCAACGCCGCGCTGACGGAGCACAACTGCGAGCTGGTGGCCGGGCCAGCTTTGACGCCGGACGGCCGCATCACGGCCCGCTGCGGAGTGCAGAACAAGAAGGGGTGATCGCATGGGCCTGAAGATGTTCGACACCGCCAACTACGCCAACAAGGCCGCTCCGGTCGGCGCCGACCTGTTGGCGCTGGGCGACAGCGAGGCCACGACGGGCGGTGTGCCGGACAGCAAGACCATCACGCTGTCACAGGTGCTGGAGTACGTCGAGGCGGAGATCACCTTCGCCCTGGCCAGCACGGGGCAGGTGACGTGGTCCTCCGGAGCAGACCCGGAGGCGGGCATCGACACCGGCATCGGTCGCGGTGGCGCTGGCGTCATCTCCATTACCAACGGCAGCAGCACGGTCTACGGCACTTTGGGTTACACCGGTGCCAACAACATCGTCCGGCTCCAAGGTGTCGGCAACCTTCAGTACAGCGTCCAGAGCACCAACGCCCACGTCTTCTACAACCAGAATGCGGCCACGAGTTCGCTGGCCCTCATCGGCGAGATCGACGGTGCCGACCTAGACGGCGTGATGGTGCCTAGCGACGGGGCGTTCGGCTGGAGCAGCAACACCGTCGTCACTGCCGGCAACGCCGACACCGTCCTCTATCGTTCCGCCGCCACGGTGCTGAACCTGACGACCGGCGACAGCACGGACGCTGGGACTCGGCTGCGGGTCGGCATCGCTGGGACCGCCTACACCAACGCTGCCGACACCGCTGGCGTGGACGTGTACTTCACGGCCCAGAGCGGCGGGGCTCACTCGGCTGCCGACCCTGCTGGTGGGTCGCTCGTGTTCACTCCGGGAGCGGCAGGTGCCGGTGGAGCAGGCGCGGCGGGCAAGGTCATCGTCCGCCAACCGGGAGGGACGCCGGGGACGGACGAGATCACGTTCCTGCACGACGGCGGCAACGCAGTCATCAACAATGCTGATGGCGGGATTGCATGGCAGTTTGGTGGGACCACGTATCAATACTGGACCACTGCCGGCATTCGTCTCAGACCAGACGAAGAATACACTTTCACTACCAGCAACGATCTGACATCAAGGGATACAGGCATTCTTCGTGTTACTGCGGGGGTGGTGGCTCCCAGCAATGGGCAGGGGAGCGCCGGCTGGCTCCAGAATACCGCTGGCTCCTCCCGCGTCACGACATCCAACGTCACCAACGTCACGACGACCCCGGCCGCGATCACCGGCCTGTCGTTCCCGGCCATCGCCGGGCGGAAGTACGCTGGCCGCATCAAGATTTGGTGCCTGGAAGCAACGGCAGCGGACGGGTTCATCTTCGACCTGGACGGCGGTACGGCGACGTTCAGCAGCTTCCGGGCGACGTACCGCATTTATGATACGCTCTCCGCGACGGCGGCTTTGACCAGTGCCAACGTGACCGCCATCGCCACGGATTTCACCGGGGCTACGCTCACAGGCGAAGCCTACGTCGAGATTGACTTTGCCGGAGTCTGCACCGCGACCACTGGAGCCGGGACGTTCATCCCCCGCTTTGCCAAGGCGAGCGACGCGGCGGGGGCGGCATTCACGGTGTACGTTGATTCCTTCATGCTGGTCGAGGACGTGCCGTGATGGATCACTCTGTCATCACGCTGGCCATAGCTGCCGTCGCCATGTTCGTCGGCTACTCCCTCGGCGTCTGGGCCGAGGCGGTCAGCTGGCGTGAGGCACGGGGCTGCAAGCGGAGCGGCGGCAAGTGGTACTCGGTGACGAGGCTGACGCGGGAGTACTGGGACGATGTCTAAGCACTCGGAGGCGGTGGCGAGAGGCGTGCTGAGGATCTTCCGCCAGCAGTCTCAGAGCGGCGCAGAGAAGATGGGCAACTGGATGGGCCGGATGCGTGAAGCCCTTTACGCCCCGCTGCTGCTCGGTTACAAGGCAGCGCTCAGGCGGTTCGGTTCCAAGGACGACGAGTGGGCCGAGGCGACGGCCATGCAGCAGGCGGCGGAAGCGGCGGTGCAGCTGAACGACGCCACCACGCACATGCTGGCCGAGGGCCGCGACTACCGCGAGGTGTTCTCCGCCGACCGTGCCGCCCTGATCGGCGTGGACCAGTGGGACAAGGCATACGGAGCCTGCCAGGTGCGGGCGGCGCAGAACAAGGGCCAGCGGCTGCGGTGGGTTACGAAGGGACCGAACATCTGCAAGACCTGCAAGAAGCTAGCGGGCAAGATTCGTTCTCCGGGAAAGGCGTTCGTGGTGCTCAACGGTGAGGCGTTCTTCGCTCCCCCGATTCACGTCCACTGTTTTTGTGAGCTGGAGGCCGTGTGAACATCACCGCCGTGCGCGTGCACCTGGAGAATCGCGGAGCCCTGCGTGCCTACTGCGAGCTGGAGTTCGACGGTGAGTTCGTGGCCAAGCAGGTCAAGATCATCGAGAAGGATGGACGGCTCATCGTCGGCATGCCCAGCAAGAAGCGGACGACGCCGTGCGTGGACCCGTACTGCGATATGCCCTGCCCGATCACCGACGAGTTCTGTTCGGTGTGCGGCGTGAGCCAGGGTCCGCAGGGGCCGCGGATCGACCAGATGCGGCGGCACTTCCACATGGACCCGACGGAGTTCGTGAGCTTCTACAGCGACCTGTTCCACCCGATCAACCCCGAGTGCCGGGCCAAGCTGGAGCGGGCGGTGCTGGAAGCCTACCGACGCAAGCTGGAGGAAACAGATGCCCGCGAAACGTAACCCAGACTCTTTGAAGATCGGTGATGAAGTCCAGTTCCTTTCACACAAAGGGACGGTCATAGACTTCGGACAGTACAAGGATCTGAAGTCTAAGTATCCGTCGGCTACTATTGTGGCTGGTAGAGACGTTGACGAGAGCAAGTTTGGCCGAGTCTGGGTCATTCAGTTCGACGACGGCATTCGGTTGATGGGCAGCCAGGGCATTCGACTGATGCTGAAATCCAAAGCCCTCGTCGCCGTGGACCTGCACGGGACCATCGCCGACAAGAACGATCAGCACAACGGCGAGTACGATCCGTCCGCCTACACGCTCCAGCCCGGTGCGGTGGAGGCGTTGCAGGAACTCAAGGACGACGGGCACGAGGTGGCGATCTGGACGTGCTGGGCGACGGAAGAGGCCCGGCAGTGGCTCGACGAGAACAAGGTGCCCTACGACTACATCAACGAGGAAGCGCCGGACCACGGCAGCCCGAAGATCGACGCTGACCTGTACCTCGACGATAAGGCGGTGCGGCACGAGGGCGACTGGAACCGGACGCTGGCGGAGGCCTACTCCACCGGCAAGCTGGACAAGGCGCTGTGCGTAATCAAGGCTCGCGACCCCAAGGACTTGAAGGAGTTCGCCGCCGAGGTCAACCGCATCGCTCGCTCCGCACCGGCATCGGCCAAGTTCGGCAGCAAGGTTTACATCGGCTACGTGGAGTACGAGTACAGCATTCCCGGATTCCGCGAGAAGCTGCTGGAGGCGCAGCGGGCCGGGCTGGTGACGCTCGCCCGCTTCGACATGAGCTACGTGGCGGACCAGCGCGACGTGCGTGCCAGCGAGATGTACGACAGCGTGGCCTCGTACCATTTCGTGGTGCCGAAGAGCGTCAAGGCGGCTTCGGACATCCTCTGCACCGAGTGCCAGGGCAACGGCTGCGACGTCTGCGGCCAGACGGGGAGGTTGCAAGTGGCGGACGACAAGGTGGTGAAAATCAAGCGCCTCCGGTACGTGGGCGTGAGCAAGACGGGGGGCGAGGTCTGGTACAGGCATTGAGCGAGCAAAAGTTGGGGATAGGGTAGCTCCCGAAAAGCGGCCTCCAGACCGCCTTCCCCCTCTTCTTACAGGTCGGCAACCAAAGGGATTCGCAAGAAGGAAAATCGGACTGGGTCAGCTAGGCAGGAAACACTCGGAAGAGTCCAAGAGGAAGAGAAGCGAGTCCATCAAGCGCTGGCTGGCAACTCACGGCCAGTGCGGCTGCATAAAGGTGAAAAGACATGGAGCCGGTTCAAAAAAGAATCAAGGGGCAACCCACCCAACAGTTCGACGATGAGGAACGCACCGCAACGTGGGTGATGACCTCCGGCACCGAAGGTGATCAAGTCACCATCGACAGGGATGGCGAAAGCGTCGATTGCCGAGGTGGCAATTTCGACAACTTCCTGCGTGCCGGTGGTCAGATCTTCTTCAACCACAACACCGATCAGCCGCCAGTGGGCAAGATGATCGGCGAACCATTCATCGCAGATATTGGAGAAGGGACGCAATTTCCGGAGATCACCGGACCGAAGCGGACGGCGTTGCTCGGCCGCATCCAGTTCTCCAAGGTCAACCCGCTCGCCCAGCAGTTGTGGGAACAGTACAAGGAAGGAACGCTGACCGGTTCGTCGATCTCGTTTGTCCCTACCGGACGCACAGGCAAGAATCATCGCGGTGGAAATCACTATGGGGCGTGGGACTTAATCGAGTACAGCCTCGCTCCAGTGGGGTCCAATCCCGATGCGTTGAAGACCAACCGCAAATGTGCCTCCTGCTCCTGCAAGACCACCAAGACCGTCGCCAAGGCATCCTCCATCTGGATCGTCTACATCGACAACCCCGACGGCACCGTGTCGCAGTGGCGTGGTGCGGCCGAGTCCAAGGAGGAGGCGGTCGCCCTGGCCCGCAACTGGAAGCCAGGCGGCACGGAGTACAACGCGGTGCGGCGAGCACTGAAGATCGTGGACAACAGCGACAAGGGCCGCGGCTCCGGCGCGTACAAGATGGGCGAAGGTGCCCAGGGCAACAACGTCCGTCGTGAGGACAACCCGTTCGCTGCCGACAGCAACGAGTGGGAGGACTGGAACGCGGGCTATGACACGGCCGACAAGCCGGTGGAAGTAAGTGTCAAGACCACTAAAGCGGCCAAGTCGCCGCACAGAAAGGGGAACGAGATGCGGCTGACGAAGATTTGGCACCGCAAGGGCATGGCCTGGCTCGTCAAGAGCCCGACCCTGCGGCGGAACAAGGACGGCGGGCTCGATGCTCCGGACGAGATCCAGGAGTACATCGAGGAGCGCGGCCTCGACGAGGTGCGGATCGAGGAAGGCCCGCCGGAGGAGGTGCTCGACAAGGACGACCCGACCCTCACCGAGTGGGTGGAGGAGGAGATCGCGGAGCCGGAGCACAGCAAGGCCGGTGGCGACTTGGTTGGGAAATGGACTTTCCCGTACAAGAAGCCAAGGGGAACAAAGCCAGTGCAAGTCGTTAGTGTCGAAGGCGACATCGCCAAGCTATCCGATGGTTCGACGATGCATGTCAGCTACGTTCGGCCGGTGAACGAGAACGACGTGGCGAAAGCAGATACCGGCGGCGCTCCCTCCGGCAAGGCCGAGGAAGTGGCCGCTGACGTGGCCGTCCGCACTGACGAGCTGGTCGAGCAGGGCGTGGAGGAGATCGACGCGGTGGAGGCGAGCATGGAGGAGCAGGACGTGCCGAAGGGCATGCGTCCGGCGGTCAAGGCGCTGGTGGCCCGGAAGCGGAAGACTGGTCCCCCGAATGGCCCGGCTGGAGATCCAGACCGACGCAAGCCCCCCGTTGGCAAGTCGGAAGACGAGCAGCAGCTTGCCCAATCATTTGCTCAGCGAGTGAAAGACGGCCAGAGCACCGCTGATTCCGCTGCCGACATGCTGGCTCGTCGGCTCGGCATGGAGTCCGGTGGAACCGGCCGTCGTTACGCCTTGAAACTTATGGAGCCGTACATGAAGAGCGTCGGAGACTACGGCAAGGTCGGCTCCGTCTGCCGCACCAAGCGTGGCAACCTCGTGTTGGTCAAGAGCGTCCGGGGCAAGACCGCACGGGTGGTCAAGGTCAACGGCGACGAGGCCGACGAGGAGGAGAAGAGCCTCAGCGTCAAGCTCAAGGCCGAGGGCATCAACGGTCCGTGGGGCCTGCCGACCAAGCTCGATCCCGGCACCTGGGGCCTGGCGACGAAGCTGACCAACTGGTACGGCACCATCACCAACCAGCTCAAGACGATGGCCCCCGCCCTCAAGGACGTGGACCTCACCGGCGAGGAGCAGAAGCAGGTGGAGGAGAACGTCGAAGAGGCGTTCATGAAGATCGCCAAGGAGCTGGGACTCTCCAAGGCCGAGGGCTACGAGCAGCAGCTCGACGACGCCCCCGGCACTCAAGGCGCCACCGACCCCAGCCTGGAGCTTGGGCCGCAGGTGAAGGGTCTCCGCGTGCCGATGGCTGCCCTCAAGAGCTACGTCAAGAACTCCGGCAGCTGGGAGCACAGCAAGCTGGCAGCGACCGTGGCCAGCCGCACCTGGAAGCTGTTCAAGGCCATCAACAAGGACGCCACGCTGGAGCAGGCCGAGGCCCAGCTCACGGAAGAGAAGGAAGACCCCAAGGAGGAGCTGGTCGAGGCGATGCAGGGCATGCTCGCCGCCGTGGTGGCCCAGAAGAAGGTCAAGTGGCAGAAGCGGTTCGGCGGCTGCGGCAAGGCCGAGTGCACCAAGGACTGGTTCTGCAAGAAGTGCACCAAGAAGCTCAAGGCCAAGCTCAAGGAATGCCTGGAGGACCAGATCCCGCCGGTGGTGGTCGAGAGCAAGCTGGCCAAGCAGAAGGCCGACGACCTCGCCGGCAAGCCACCGAGCCCCGAATCGACCATCAGCAACGAGCAGGGCACGCCCACGCCCGGCGGCACGGACGACGCCAACAAGCTGCGGTCGCTGTTCAAGCAGGCGCAGCGGAAGGCGACGGAAAAGGCTCGCTACGGCCGCATCTCCGTCAAGGAGGACGACGATGGGATGTGGCTGGCGAGGGCGAGCAGCGGCGAGTGCATCCGCTTCGAGACTCGCGGCGAGGCTCAGCAGTTCGTCGACCGTTACAACCGAGGCGACTCTGCAGCGGTTCAGGAGTTCGACTCCGAAGCGGAGAAGAGCCTCCGGCGGAAGGGCACCGCCGACGAGATGACCGGCGACGCCAGCCAGGTGACGGCGGACGTGCGCGAGATGAGCGGCGACCTGACCGACGACGACCTGGTGGCGATGTCCAAGCGCTTCGACCGCATCGACGGCAAGCTCAACGAGTTCAGCGGCAAGGTCTACAAGAAGACCCTTGTCAAGATCTAAGGAGGAACCAGTGGCTGCAGCAACGTTGGAACCGGGTCAGGTGTGCGGGCACTGCTCGATGCGAGCACCGCCGATCAAGCGCTGCGGCATGTGCCGGCGCGAGGTCCACGACTGGCCCAAGGACGAGATCGGCTACCTGGAAGAGCACGGCTGGACGCTGGTCGCCAGCCAGTGGGTGGAGCCGCTGGAGCGGGTGCTCCGTAGTCCCACGCCGGAGATGGTGGCGGCGGCGATGAACGAGGTGACCCAGCGCGAGATGGCGATGCAGTCGCCGGCCTGGGGAGCACGCGGCTTCCAGCTCTCCGCCGACAAGTTTCGCAAGGAGGAGATGGAGACGGGCCTGGCCAAGGCGCGGGACCGGCTGGCTCGGCTGCGGGCCGGCGAACGCTTCGAGGCCCGGCCGCAGCAACGGCTGTCGCAGGGGCAGGCGGTGCACGCGGAGTTCGTCCGCAGCCACCCCTACGAAACGAAGACCAAGGACAAGGTGATCCCGGCCTACACGAAGGAGCAGTGCGCCCAGTGGGAGAAGGAAGCCCGTGCCCGCCACAACGGGCAACTGCTGGAGAGCGATGCCGACATCATCGCCGAGCGGCGCAACCGCACGCTCACCACGCACCGGCAGATGTGCAGCGAATGCAGGCAGTTCTAGTGTTCAACCAGCCCGGTCTAATTCGGGCGAGAAGGAGGTAGGATTGTGAGCGAGAGTACTCGTCTGATTGATGCGGTCATGAAGCGGTTCGACGACGTCGAATCCCGCATGGCACGCATCGAGAAGACCTTCACCGACCGGACGCCGGTGGCTGGTGGGGGCAACCGTCTGTTCACCGAGACGGGCGACATCCGCGGCAGCGTCTTGCAAAAGGGCTTCGCCAACGCCCGCGGCAAGCACACCGCGTTCATGTCGTTCGGCGGCGATGGTGCCGCGCACGAGGTGAACCTCGACGGCTACTACGCGGGCGGCGTGGCCAAGGGCCTCGGCCAGACGCAGGCATGGCGGGCGCTGGCGGCGGTCGGCTACGGCTCCAAGGCGTCGCAGACCGGCTGGGACTTCAGTGTGGACGGCGACCCGGACAAGGTGCTCAAGGCGCACAAGTTCGGCAACCCGGCCGTGCGGCACGGCAACCAGAAGGCACCGCTGGCGGAGAACGCTGGCTTCACGGGCGGCTACACCGTCCCGGTCCAGTTCTACGCCGACCTGCTGCGCCTGATGGCGGAGAAGGCGTTCGTCCGCGAGAAGTGCACGGTCCTGCCGATGCAGTCGCGGTCGATGCTGGTGCCTGCCCTCCAGCAGAACAGCACGACCTTCGCCCGCGGTCAATCGCAGTTCTTCGGCGGCATCGTGATGACCTGGACGCCTGAGTCCGTCACGATGAACGAGAGCGAGCCGGTGTTCCGCGAGATCGAACTCGTGGCCGGCGACCTGATGTTCTACACGATCAGCTCCAACCAGCTGCTCCAGGACAACGCGGTCGCGCTCGACACGCTGCTGACGACCATCTTCCAGGAAGCGGTGGCGTGGTCCTACGACTACTACATCCTCCAGGGCAACGCCGGCAACGAGCCGAACGGCGTCATGCGGGCGCCGGGCACCTACAACCAGAACCGCGTGGCGGTCAACACCATCACGCAGACGGACATCCTGAACATGCTCAGCCGGCTCTACGGTCCCTCGTGGGACAACGCCTGCTGGGTCATCAACCCGTCCTGCCTGCCGCAGATCGTCGGTCTGACCAACGGCGCGACCAACAGTCCGTTCTTGACGTTCCTCAACCCCACTCCCCACAGCGGTGAGGGTGGTCCGATCAGCCAGAAGTTCCCGGCGACCCTGGCTGGCATGCCGGTGTACTGGTCGGAAAAGGCTGGCTACCTCGGCACGCTCGGCGACATCGGCGTCTACGACTTCTCCAAGGTGGTCGTGGGCGACCGGCTGAGCATCCAGATCGAGGCGAGCCCGCACCCCGGCTTCACCCGCAACCAGATGTACTGGCGGGTGATCACGCGCTGGACCAGCCAGCCGTGGGTCAACAGCCCGATCACGCTGGCCGACGGCACCATGACGGTCGCGCCCTACGTCGTCCTCGGCACCGGCGTCATCTAGTCAGCGGGTGAGCCATGAACCCGAACGTGCAACGCTTCATCTGCCCGCGCTGCGTGGACCCGCACCGGACGGCGCTGACCGACAAGTCACACGCCCAGTGCGTCTACTGCGGCGAGGAGATGGTGCCGGCGGTCATATGGGTCCGTCGGCAGGACAAGAAGAACAAGCAGGGCTCCGGCCCTGAGAAGGAGAAACCATAGTGTTCCTCGATGAGATCATGAGTCGGCGGACCAAGTTCCGCCGGCCGTGGAGCGCGCAGGTCGGCTACATGACGGAGGCCCTGTACGAGGACCATGCCATCGCCGGCGCACCGATCTACCCTGCGGCCAACAACGGCACGCAGTACACCGGTGCCATCGACATGCAGCGGTTCAAGCGGGTCCAGTTCCTCTTGATCACCGGCGTGGTCAACGGTTCCGGCGTTGTGACGCTGCTCGTCCAGCAGTCCAACAACGCCAACATGCAGACCAACGTCAACATCCTCGGCCAGAACGGCCAGCTGGGCATCGCCGGCACGCAGAACGCGAACGTGGCGGTCTCGGCTTCCAGCCAGATCGCTCGCGTGGAAGTGCGGGCTGACCAGTGCCAGCGCCGCTACGTCCAGGGCCAGGTGACGGTCACCGTCAACCAGTCGATCCTCGCCTGCATCCCGATGGCCTCCGAAGCGATCAACCACCCGCAGGGCGGGACCAGCGTTGACGTCTGCTTCCCCAACATCGTCGTGAACTAACCCCTCCTCATGCAGGTCGGGAACTTGGACCGTCTCCCGGTCCTCAGACATCGTAGGTCAAGCGGTGTCACTTTCTTCCTTTCAACAGGAGTTCCAATGGATCGCAGAAGCATGATCGGTACCGCCGTCGCAGCCCTCACAGGTTCGGCGGTCGGAGCCAGAGTCACGGAATCGCGGCAGGATGAGACAGCGGTGTTCATACTGCACCTGTCGGAGGAGTACCTCAACCCCAGCGAAAATGACCTCGCTATGTGGCGAGCCAGATGGAAGCAAACGTGGGAGGACGGCGGGCATAAGGCTCCGGTCCTGCTCATCGTGCCGCCCGGATGCGTGCTGGCCGGAGAGGGCAACGCCTGGATGGGCGAAACCCTGTCTGATTACTCCTACCAGATCGTCGCCAAGAACGCGGACGAGGCGATCAAGATGCACGCCGCCATGCTGCCACGCAAGAAGTAACTTCAACTAGCACATTCAACGGAGACGCAACGTGACCGAGAACGCGAACTACGACAAGGGCAAGGACGAACCGCTGGCGGGGCTGGACCTGAGCAGCCAGGCGGAGCCGGAGAACACGCGGCGGGTGTACATCGCCGCCCCGACCTACGAGCGGCACGAGAACGAGACGCTCAGCAGCATCTACCAGTGGGGCCGCAACGTCCCGCTGGGCGACAGCCGCTACTTCCTGTGCACGGTGCCGAGCAAGGGCCAGTCGCTGCTCGCCAAGAGCTTCAACGACCACTACGCGGCGTGCCTGAACGACGGCACGTTCGACTACTGGCTGCTGAACCACGGCGACATGAGCCCCGACCCGCGGCAGCCGTACATCCACGTGATGATCGAGGAGATGATCAAGCACGACCTAGACGTACTCAGCTGCGTGGCCGGGCTGAAAGACCCGCGTGGCCTGACCAGCACGGCCATCGGAGCACGGAGCAAGCACTTTGCCAGCCGCCGGAAGCTCAGCCAGCACGAGCTGCAGCTGCTGCCGGAGACGTTCACCATCGATGATTGCATGGAGAAGCTGGACTGGTCGAAAGACCACCCGCTCATGCACATGTTCGCCGGCAACGACCCCCGCGAGCCGTGCCTGATGATCAACACCGGCATGATGATGCTGCGGCTGACGAAAGGCGAAGGGGCAGACAAGGTGCGGCAAGCGTGGCCCTATGCCTTCCCCGGCTTCGTCATCCTCGACCGCGTAGGCTGGGTCCACCACGACGGCAGTGGCACCCTGGCGGCACACGACCGGCGACGACCGAGCACCTGGGGCCACTACCGCATCGACCCCGACCGGGCCATGTCCAAGCCGGGTCGGATGAACGTGCAGTGCGTGCCGGAGGACTGGAACTTCTCGCTGTGGTGCGCGCGGGAAGAGCTGCGCGTGGGAGCGACGACGAAGATCATCACCGACCACTGGGGCTTCAGCAAGACCACCTGCGACCGGAGTAACCCGCGTGGCGAGGAGCGGTTCGACACGGCCTACTTCGACTGTGAAGCACGGCACACGCCAGAGACCGGGGACGAGGGCGGCATGGTCGCCTCGATGTAAGGAGAAATACCAGTGTTCGACGGCTACAAAGCAAGGACGTATCTGCTGGTACACGCTTGCGTCGAAGACATTCGCAAGAAACTGGTCAGCACTCCGCACAATCTCTTCCCCTGGATGTTCTGCACCAAGGTCGAGATGGTCGAGGAGAGCCTCGACGGATCGGGAAATCTTGTCAGGGCATCCTACGAGCCCATTCCCGTGCCAGTGGAGGAGTACAAATGGGACTCGTGACCACGGCCGACGTTCTCACCGCTACCGGCGTCGTTGCCGCGCCTGGTACGACGCTCTACAACCAGATCGACCTGCTCCGCAAGTTCATGGAGCAGACGGTCCGCAACTGGTTGAAGTGGGAAATCGAGGCCAACGATGGCATGGGCTACGGCGGTTGGATCGAGTACTACGACGGCAAGAACGCCACGGACGTGACCCTGCGGAAGCCCTGGGTGTCGAAGTCGCATCAGGTGCTCCTGACGCAACTGGGAGCCTACGGCACCTACAACCAGGGCTTCTCGCAGGCCACGCCGCTGTCGCTGGGGCAGGACTACTCGCTCGTCTACGAGATGAACGGCAAGTGCAAGAGCGGCATGTTGCGGCGGCTGGGCAACAACCTGGTCATGCAGGGCTGGTGGCCAAGCAACCAGATATTCAACCGGGACGCGGGCGGGCTGGCCTACAGTCGTGGTCCGCTCTGGCCCAACGGCTACGGCAACATCCGCGTGACCTACGACTGGGGCTTCCAACCCTCCACGGCGTTCAGCACGGCGACGTGGGCGGCGGGCGTGGCCACGTTCACGTTCGCCTCAGCCATCGTCGCTCGACCCACCGACCGGTTCACCGTCAGCGACGCGGTGCCGGCAACCTGGAACGGTGAGTGGACGGCGGCGAGCGTGTCCGACGACGGCACGCAGGTCACGGCACGCAAGGCGTCGGACCCCGGAGCGCTGAGCACGGCGGGCACGGCCGACTTCATCCCGCTGGACATCAAGGCGGCGGTGTGCCAGGCCGTGACCATCCAGCGGGCCTACATGCTCTACGGCGGCAGGCTGAGCAACGAATCCTTGGGCGACTATTCCTACGGCCTGAACTTCGACACCGCCACGCAGTTCGGCAGCGTGCGACAGATGCTGGCTCCGTATCGGAACATGATCGAAGGGATCGGGTTGATCTAAATGCTCATAGACTTCACGAACGACCCCGTCCTGTACCTGACCAAGCAGAGGTCTGCGAAGTCGGACGGGCTGGGCATGAGCGTGAACGACCCGGTGGGCGGCGTGCCATTTCCCGGTCGGGTCAGCGGCATCAGCAGCCAGCAGATCCTCGCCTGGGGCACGCTCGGCTTCCAGGCGGACTGCGACCTGTTCACGACCCGCGGCGACCTAGAGAACGGCGACGTGGTGATGGACGACGCCGGGGCACAGTACCTGGTGCTCGGCCGCGCTCGCCGGGTGCCCAAAGGCATGATCCACGAATATTACAAGTACCCGCTCAAGTCGCACTCGCTCAGCTAGGAGGTGCCGCGTGCAGTTCAGCGTTTTTTTTCGCAAGTGGGCGCGGAACCGCGGCGTGGGCATCGCCAAGGAAGTGCTGGAGGAGGTGACCCGCATCTCCAGCAAGCGGTATCCGCCGGCGTCCAGGCCCGGTCAGCCGCCGGCGATGCGCACCGGCAAGTTCGTCCGCAGCGGCAGGGTCATACGCACGGCCAACGGCGCGATCATCCGCTGGTATGCTCCCTACTCCGGGTTCCTCCAGTACGGCACGAAGTTCATGGGGCCACGACCATACTTCGACATCGCCCTCAAGAACGTGCTCAAGCGGCGGAAGCGAGGTAAGAAGTAGATGCCGAGCTACACCACCCCGCACCAGGCCATCGTCGGCGTGCTCCGCGAGGCGGGCATCTCGGCACTGAACGCGGAGAACCCGCCGCCGGACAACAGGGACTTCAACTGGCTCAACCCCGACGGCACGCCCGGCAGCCCCTATTACAAGGACGCCAAGGAGCCGCAGCCTGGCTTCCCGTTCGTGGTCTACGACGTGAGCGCCGGCACGCCGGAGCACACGATGGGCGACGGCTACCCGGAGGCGTTCGAGGTGACCATCGACGTGGTCGGGGCCAACCCCTACATCCACGAGATCGGCTCGCCCTACGCTAACCCGATGACCAGCCCCATTGCCTACCTCGACGCGATGGGCGCCCAGCCGTTCGTGTTCAACGGCACACGCTACAACTGCTTCAAGTTCATTCGCAAGAGCTGGGAGCTGATCGAAGACCCGAATCGCGCCCCGCAGGACGACAGCAACGGCGGCGGAGTCTACGGCAACGTCTACGTCGCCCGTGCGGTCTACGACATGGAGATCGGCGCGGCGTATCCAACACTGACCAGCGGTGTCTCGGCACCATAGAAGGAGGAACAGAGTGGACCTGAAACGTGACCCCAGCAAGGTGCGCGTCGTGCCGTTCCGGCCGACCTGGATCAACGCCTGCCGGCCGCTGGACTGGCACAACGCCAAGCTGCGGCCCATCCTGCGGCCCGGTCGGTCGTTGCTCCGCACGCACGTGCTCGACCCGTGGCTGCACCTGCTGCTCAATCAGCGCGGCCTCGACATCAAGCACAAGGGCTGGAGCGAGATGACGGACGACGAGGCACGCTTCGCCATCGTGAAGTTCATGGACTTCGAGAGCGCGGCGTCGGACATCAACCAGAATGCCGGCAGCGTGCTCGCAGTCAATCCGTCGCAGCTGGTCGGCGGCAGCACCTCGGCGGCGTGCGTGGCCGGCGACGCCGTGACGCAGAACAGCAGCAACCTGTGGGCACCGGGCACGGCAGCGGGCACGGCCGTCCAGTCGGGTACGTCCGGCGTGGGCGTGGCAGCGACCAGCGCGCCCGGTCCCAGCCAGCCGCTGACCATCTGGCGGAGCGGCTCCATCATCCTCGGTGCCATCAACGCCGGCCTGACCATCGGCCAGGTGTACTGCATCAGCGCCACCGGCAACGGCAACATCTGCCCGTACAGCGACCTCGTGAGCACCAACTTCCCGACCATCCTGGGCATGGCCAGCACGGTCAACATCATGGTCTCGCCTCCGGGCGGCTGCTTCGCCCTCGGCGTGGCCAAGGCATAAAGGAGCACGAACATGCCGAGTCCGAATCCGACTCCCAGCACGCCCAGCGGCAGCTTCCGCGCCGGCCGCAACAGCCGGGCGCAGGTCAACGCTCAGAACATGACCACGGCACAGTGGAGTGCCACGTTCCGGGGCGAGAACCTCGACACGACCAACTTCGAGAGCAACGGCTACGAGGAAGGCATCATTGGCATCTGGGGCCTGGACTGGTCGTTGTCCGGCTCCTGGAACGCCGCCCAGAACCCGAACGCCGACCCGCCGGGGCTGTTCCCGACAGAGGAAGGCAGCGACATGTTCCTGTACGTGAACGTGTCGGACGACACCGCCTACGAGATGTCCACCTTCCGCTGCACGCAGGGCCAGGCCAGCACGACGGCGACCGGCAAGGTGGAGTTCACGGCGTCGGGCATGAGCCAGGGCTCGTTCACGGTCCCGACGGGCCAGAACTAGGAGTGACCCATGCCACGAGTCAGCCGCAAGCCGCCGCCCAACCACAAGAACCCCGACTTCTGGCCGGAGGTGCACGACCACGTGCTCCTCTTGGCCCAAGAGCAGCAGCTGGGCAAGGAGTTCATCGCCTGGTGGGACAAGCTCCGCACCGCAGCGGGCAACGCCCACGCCTACGCGTCGAAGGGATACCCGGAACAGGTCGCCAAGGGCATCGTCGCCGAGTACCGAGCAAGGAGCACTCGCAGTGCTGCTGCAACACGATAAGCCCACGGACGCCCCGGTGCCGGTCAACTCCAAGCGGTTGCCGGCCGGGGTGCTCGTGGACAGTGCGACCATGAAACGCATCCCGTTTCCGCGCAAGGTGGACATGGAGACGGGCGAGGTTGAGTACCTCGTGCCGGCGGCGAACGGCGTGGACGTTCTCATCGATCCGTACACGCAGCAGCCCTACATCCGCCGGTACAAGGCGATTGGCAAGCTGGTGCTGGAGCCGATGGCCAAGGCGGACCGGCTCGGCGTCGCGCCTCCCAAGAAGGTGGTCAGCGAGATCCAGCCGATGACGCCGGAGGAGAAGGTGGAGGGGCTGAACCAGTACAAGCGGCTCTACTTCCAGGTGTGGAACGGCATCCGCGGCGAGGCAGCCAAGTGCGTCAACGACCGCTTCGCCGACTACCTCAAGACCAACCACTTCCTGGACAGCTTTCTGTTCCCGCAGCTGCAACGCACCGCCGTCCGCATTCACACTTCATAGGAGAGCAACGTGGGCAGTTACAACAAGTTGGAGAGCGTGCTGGAGGTGCCGCTGGAGGCGGCCATCTGCACGACCTGTCAAGAGACACCAGGCAAGGTGGGTGACGAGAGCTGCCCGGTCTGCGAGGGCAGTGGCAAGAGCAAGCAGGAACGTTCCGTCAAATTGCGGGGCCGCATTCGCAACATTGTCAAGTGCGAGTTCGAGGACTGGCTTGAATATCAGGCCCGCCGGCGACTTTTCGTGATGAAGGACAAACTGACGCCGGCTGAATACGACGAGTCCTTCGACAAGTTGCAAGAAGGCATCGCTTCCTACACCTTCGCCTGGAATGGCAAGGCGTTCGTGTCAGCTCTGTCTCAACTGCCTGGGCAGGTGCAACTGCTCATGCTGCTGGCCAAGGACGCCGACCGACTGACGGGCAAACCACAAGACGTGACCGAGGTTGACTTGGCCAAGGCCCTGCGCGACGATCACCCGTCCTCACGCATGCTGGTGGCTGCCATCCGCACGGCGATGGACTCCTCGCCAAATTTTCTTGCGCCCCCAATTCGGGGGACGGCAGTGGACGACTAGATCCGGAGCAGGTGTGGGCACTCCTCCTGCGGCGACTGGACCGGGACATCTCCCGCGAGAGGTTTCTTGATATGGACGAATGGGAGATGACCAACGTCATAGCCCGACCTGATTTTCACGCTGGCAGCTCGATGAAAGACTACTGGCCGGTCCCACGCCTGGCCGACCCACGTGACCCCGTCGTCGGAGCGCTGGACCACAAAGGCGTGTTCTTCCATCCGGACCGCATCAAGGCCATGAAGGCGCTGGGCTTCTCCGACGCCGAGATCGAGGAGCGGTTTGCCAGCTACGCCCAGGGCAAGATCAGCAGCAGGTACAGAGAGTAAGACGATGCCAGACAACAGCGGCATGCTAGACATTGACATTGTCCCGGTCATCAGTCCGCAGGCGCTGGCTGACCTCAGGGGCCAGTTCAGTGATGTCTCCGAGCAGGGCATCGCCGACGCCTTCGATCGTCTCAACGACGAGCAGCGCCGCAGTCGTAGCAATGCCGTATTCGACGAGATGAGTGGGGCCGCGGCCCGCCGCCGTTCCCAGAACATGCACGGCAATCTGCAAACCGGCATCGGCGCTGCAGGACGTGTAGCAAGCGGCAACGTGACCGGAGCCATCGGCATGGCCGGGCCGTGGGGTGCGGCCATCGCCGGTACCATCGGCGTGTTCCAGCAGTTGACCAGCACGATCAAGGGCTTCGTCGCCGTCGCCAATCCGGAGGTGGTAGAACTGTTCGACGATGCGGTGCGGGACATCAGCGGTGTGATCGGCAAGACGCTTACACCGGTCGTGCGTCACGCCGTGCCCTACGTGCAGTTGTTCGGCGACCTGCTCGCGTCTCTCGTGCCGTCCGGCCAAGACCTGGAAGACGCCTTCAAGGACTTAGCCGTGTCGGTGCATGACCTGAAGGTGGCCATCGATCCGTGGATACCGGTCCTGAAGAAGGGAGGCGGAGCTGCCGCTGATACTGCCAAGCAAACGCTTATCAGCAAGGTCGACCCCAGCTACGGCATCGTCTCCGGACTGTTCGGCAAATTGTTTCACAAGGCCATGAACCCGCCCGGCGGCATCGAGACCAAGAACATCAAGAGTGCTCGGAATGCTGCTCGCAAGGGCCATGCGAGCTACGACTCCATCGAAGGGGCCGGGCGCAGCTTCCAGCTCGCCGGATTCAACTCCATCCAAGACCAAGCGGCGCAGGCCAACATCGATTCCGCCAAGCACCTTGCCAACATCGACGCCAAGACGCAGGGACACCACCTTGTCCCGGCGTCCGTGGGGAACTCTTAAAATGGCAAACGCACCTTATCCGCGGAACTTCTATGACAACATCGTCAAATGGGTGCCGTCGCAGCAGTTCGTCGGCAAATCCGGCTCGGCGGTGGATGGCAACTTCGAGGTGGGCCGCTCCACGTGGTCCGAGCAGTGGGTGGTCAACTCCGATGACCTGCAAACGCTCATCGAGAACGTCATCGGCTACGCGATGGCTGGTGGTGCCCAAGCAGGCAATGGCGTGATGACCCGCTACCTGCCGGCGACGTCGAACGAGTTCCCGTACATGTACGCCTCGTCCATCCAGCGTGTCGAGGCGCTGGCTCCGACCGGCAAAGGGATGTTTGAAGAAGCGCGTTTCAAGCAATGGCGGGCCACCATCCAGTTCGAGACGCCGCCATACAACGTCTACACCGACGAGCAGGTATTCACCAATTCTAGCGCCACCAGGCCACCAGAGAGCCAGCGCTACGTCGTCTGGAACCGACAACCTGCTCCGGAGTTCGCCCGCACGCCGTACAACGCCTGGATCTACCCTCCTGGCACAGGTGCCAGCAACGCTGGCGATCCGTTGCCCGGCCAGAACGGTCAGGCGATCCTGCTGACCAAGTATCGCATCACGGCCACGTGGGTGCAGGTGCCGGAAGCGTGGATCAGCACCAACAGCGGTCAGACCTTCGCCAATCTGGATGCCGCAACATCGACGGTCAACAACGCCGAGTTCCTTGGCTATCCGAAGGGCACGTTGTTGTTCGAGAGCTATGAACCGACACCTCGTGTCATGCCCATTCCACCGGGACAGATCGCCTTGAACCCTGGGCAGACGCCTCGCTGCTACGATGTGATGCTCAAGTGGCTGTACTTCGATCCGCAGCCGGTGTACACACCAGGCAATCCTAATGATGCGGCCAGAGGCCACAACCTCGTCTACAACCCTGCCACAAATCCAGGACAGTGGCAACGGGCGCTCAAGATCAACACGAATACCGACGTGAGCGCCAACTGGTTCTATCGCGAGTACGATCACACCAAGATCTTCAAGAAGGCTTCCTAAGTGGACAGAAATTGGTCCAACGTGCCCAAGGCACTCTGGCCTGCCCTCAACCGCCTCGCCGACGCCGTGGACACCGCTCTCAACTGGCGGACGGACGGCTCGCTGGTCGTGCAGGTCCAGGGCGGTTCCATGTACGGAGCCGTCACGTACCCTGAACCGATCATGGGCATGGTGCTGGGCGGCACCGACCCGTACAGCTGGGCTCGTGTGACTCCAGACGAAGCCGGCGTCTGGTACGTGGACTCGGCGCAGCCGCTTTACGGCCAACGTACCGGACAGGTCGTAGCGATTCTCAATACAGCGTCTTACGACAGCGGCACCGGCCTCATCACCTTCGAGACCAAGAAGGACATCCAGACCGCTGGCGTCACCGCTGGCACCACGGTCAAGGTCCGCGGTGTCAACCCATCGTCATATAACGGCGATTACACGGTCGTCACTTGCACCGGACAGAACTTCACCGCGACTGCATCGGACCCTGGCACTTACGCCTTCGGCGGCGGAGCCTGCTTCGACGTGACCGCGGCGACAGCCTTCCGTCCGGCATATGAAGAAAACGACAACGCCACGGTCGGAGTCGGCAAGATCGTTCGCATCGAGCAACGAATTCTGACCACCATCGATGGCGAGGACGTTGAGTACGAGTACAGGTTCCCCTACTGCTGTACCCCCGGCGGTAACACCACGCTCATCGAGACCACCGTCTCCATGAGCCTGAACAGCCGTCAGAACAACTTCACCACCACCAACTACACCGCTTACCTGCTCACCGCGCAGGCCAACTTCTCCATCACCGGCTTCGGTAACGGCGTCTGCGGCAAGGTGATCGAGCTGATCAACAGCGGCAGCAACAACAACACCATCACCGTCGAGAGCAACAGCACGCAGAGCAGCGCCGCCAACCAGTACGGTGGGGCCAACGGGGCCAGCGACGTCATCGGCCCGCAGTCCTCGGCCACGTACTTCTACGATTGCGTGCGGCAGAAATGGATCAAGAAGGCAGGGTCCGGTACAGCCAGCGGCGGCGGGGTCATCGACCTGACCGGATCGGCCAGCGATCCGCCGGCGCAACTGCTCTACGAAGCCACAAGCCCAGCTGGCCTTGACGGCTGGATCTCCGTGGCCCAAACCACTGCGCAAGCTCTTACTGTCATCTTTGAGTGGGTGGACTACCTGGGCAACGTGACCACTAACGCCGGCGTCAGCACGGGCGGTGGGAACATCGTGCTGTTGGCCAATATGGGAATGCCCGCCGCAACCGCCGTATCAAACACCTCGATCAGAGTAGGCAGAGGGCTCATCACCACCTTCCGCATCTACGGCCAGACCGCCAACCTGGGCACTCCTGCCCCGTACCGCATTCTGGGCCGCATGGTCTAAACCCCCAACAATGAGACGCAACCGTGAGCATGAACCGCGACGACGAGACCTCACACCTCTACCAGCTCCTTTCCCGCATCAACTCCCTCAGCACCAAGGACATGACTCCCGATGAAGCGGAGGCGTTCAAGGAACGCACCCGCGCCGTGTGGGAGCTATCCCTGGACCGTCCTCAGCAGCGGCGTCCCCGCGTCTTCGTCGGCGTGCCTTATTACAGCCACGTCACCGTCGGCACGCACATGGCGGCGACGCAGTGGGCCAGCGACCAGCACCTCGACGTGGGCACGGAGTTCCACTGCTCGTCGTTGCTGGTCAATGGCTTCAACCGGTTGCTTGCCGACGCTTTCAATCACCCCAAGCAGTTCGACCTGTTCTGCCTGCTCCACGCCGACGTGGTGCCACGCATCCACCGGCAACCGCCCGGCAAGGGCTTCTGGCTCGACGTGCTGGTCCGCGACCTGTACGAGCACGGGCTCGACGTCCTCCACGTGCCGGCGGCGGTCAAGGACGTGCGTGGCGTGACCAGCACTGCCATCGGGCGCAAGGACCGCGCCCAACAATGGAACCACGTGAAGAAGCTGAGCGTGCGGGAGATCGGGCTACTGCCGAGGGTGTTCACGCTGCGGGACTGCGAACGGCTGCTGGACCTGACGAAGTTCGGATCGAGCGAAGAGCTGTGCCTGTTGCCGAACACTGGCTGCATGCTGGTGCGACTGGACAAGCTGCGGGAACGGCGCTTCCCCGGCTTCCGCTGCGAAGACGAGCTGCACTGGCAGGGCGACGGCACGTGCGTGGCGGGCAACGTGCCGGAGGATTGGAACTTCGGCCGCTGGTGCGCCCACGAGGGGCTCAAGGTCGGTGGCACCACGAACCTGGCCACCACGCACGTCGGCCCGCACGAGTTCGTCAGCGACCAGGACTGGGGCTGGCAGCTGAGCGAGTACGGCGGGACGCCGACGGCGAAGGTGTTCTAGCCGCCTACCTCTAGGTACTCCTCAAGAGACGTGAATTGCCTCGCGTTGAACCTGGCCTGTCTTCCGCTGGCGAGGAAGTACAGATCGCATATCTTGCGGCCCCCGTCGTCGCAACGCTGATGCATTTCTGCCACGTCGCTGCAACCCAAGTCGCACAGTACGTCGTGGATGGCGAACCAGCAGTCCTCGCCGTTCGCCCACGCCAGCAGCAACCGCTTCAGCTCGTCCATCACTTCCCCTCCGTCATCGTGCCCAGCCAGCGGACCGACGTGATCCGCCTGACCTGGGCACCCCACTCCAGCATCTCGTGGATCAGCTCCCGCCGAGCGTCCTCCTCGCAGGTCGCCAGCACCTGGGTCTTCATGCCGAAGACGCCGCCGTCTCCGCTGTACCCTTCCCACTCCATCTCATAAGCGTGCACGGTCATGGTTGGATCTCCAGTGCGGCGTTGATGGTGGTGATGGCGGCTTCTGCTGCATACTTGTCCTTGTGGTAATCCTGGCAGCGGTCAATCTGCCTTACGCAAGTCTCCAGTGCCGCCTTGGCCTCCCGCAGTGCCGCCGTGAGCCGGTCGCACTCGGCCTGGCCGCAAGCTACGCCAGCGTTGTAACCAGAGAGAAAACTGGTTTTGCCAGCGGCTATTTCCGCTTGAGCAGCTTCCAGGGCGTCTGCCAGGCGGGGGGCGAGGTTGGCAATCGCAATCAGACTCTCGACGGCATGAGCAGCGACCATGACGATGCCGCCTGCGTTCCTGTCGCGGGCGCTGCTGCGTATCGCCTTTGTCTCAGACAGGGCCGCTCGCAGGGCGGCTATCTCAAGAGCGGTGAGGCTATCCATTGCGGGCCTCCAATTTGTAGCCCATGTAGGGCTCTGTGATGTAGCCGCATCGCATCGCCCAATCGAAGTGCTCGTCGCACAAGTGGAGGCTTGGCCCCCCTTCGACGAGTGTCCCGGCACTGTCCACGGTGTTCACAGTATGGCAGGCGAACTTGCCGCACTTGCAGCATTTCGGGTCGGCGGGGGTGACGGGGTTCATGGGGTCTCCCTTTCTTGAAACGATGCGCGAACAGGACACTGACCTTTCGTTTCCCGACTCAACCGCACTTCGTCGATGCCGCTCTGGGCGCTGGCGAGGACGCGGTTTGCCAGCGTCACCAGCACTTCCAGCGACTCGCAGAAGTAGCTGTTGACCGGGAAATCCCGGCCACAGGCAGCCCCGTAGCAGTAGCAGTCGAGATACCACATGCTTCACCTCGCCGCGTTCTTCGGGTAGATGCTCTGGTAGCCAACGTGCCGGTGGAACTTGCCGTCCCGCGAAACCCATTCCGAGTACATGATCGAGCCGTCCGCCATACGCTCCGACTTGCAGCGGCAGAAGCCGTCGTGCCCCTTATCACGGATGCAGGTTCCGTCATGGAATCCGTGCTTGATGCCGCAGCGTGTCACGATAGCGGCCCCTCCTCCAAGCCCAGCGACTCCAGCGACGGCGGCGCTGGCAGCGGCATCCATGCTATCGGCCGCTCGTAAGCACCCTGCCGCCACTCACCGTCAATGCACGTTCCGGTGCCCACTGTTACCGACCCGTGCAGGGTGTTGAAGAACGCGACAAGGTAGCAGCCTGTCTTGCCTTCGCCCTGAGTAATCTTGTTCCACATGCCCGCCTTCCCTCCATGTCAGATGTCTTAGAATTGCGTTGTAATAAGACGCAAGACCTCACCGCACCGGCGTCCCTCCAGTATGGCGTCGAGGATGGCGGCCATGCCGAGCGATTCGGTGGGCCAGTTGGTATCAGCGTGAGGACCCTTTCCTTTCATCGCAAGGCATAGCCAGCCAGGAGCTATCTCGCCGTTCGTGGTGTACGGTCCAGTTACACTGAGAATAAACGTGTCTCCGTCTTGGATGAACGGACTCCAAAGCCACCACGAGTCCTTGCCGCCGTCCTCCGGCCGTATCCTCACCGTCTCCCTCACCCGCCCTGCCGCCTCCGGCCTGCCCTGCTCCTCCAGCCAATCGGCCAGGGCGAAGCGGAGCGTTTCCTCTGACGGGTTGGCGATAATCGCCTCGCGGAAGGTCTGCTCGGTGGGGTGGACGCAGGTGGTCATGGCGGCTCCTGTTACCGAACAATCAGCCAAACGATGGTGGCTCCAGCCACGGCACCAACGGCAAAGCAGACGGCCGCCAGAACAACGAGCCCGCAGGCCATCTGCTCTCCGAGTCGGTTGAAAGCACTTCCGTCCATCGGTGGTCAGTCCTCCAAAGAAAGGCCGGGAGCGTGCTGCTTGGCTCAGCGTTCAGGCACGCCAACGCGGTTGGACTATGCCGGGGCTAATGCACAGAGCCCACTTTTGTCCCCTATTCGCGCGGCTCACGCCGCAGCACACACGCCCCCGGCTGAGTCACGTCACAGCCGCGGTCGGTCCTCCATTGCGGGCGACTCGGCCAGCCGCGTGAGCAGGTCGCCCAGGTCACTTGGGTGTGTGTTCTTGTCGGCGTCGTAGCACAGCTTGGCTCCAGCCAGCAGGGCAGCCCGCCACACGTCGCGGCGGTCGGCGGCGATGATGGCAGTCTCGGCGGCCAGGTCGCCGGGCGCGGATACGCACTCCATCACGTCGCGGGCTACGTCACTCGGCGGTCGCAAGCGTGCCTCACGGCTCATTGGCAATCTCCTTGAGTCGGTTGACGTGCCGCGCCTGGGACGTGGCGAGCGGCACCAAGCCGTCCTCGTCATCCCGAATCTGCTCACTCAGCCGCACCGCCAGGGCACGCAGGCGGTCGCGGTCGGCCAGGGCGGCGATGCCGGCAGCCCGCAACGCCTGCCTGCCTTCGGGGAGTTGCAGGTCGCGCCAGCTACAGTCTCGTAGCAAGGCTCGCTGCTCCTCCGTCAGTCGCGGCATGGCTCGGTCCTCCAGAATCCGTCCACCAGCTCCACGGCGGGCAGCATCCCACGCCACGGCCTGTTGGACTGGTCGGGCTTCATGCCGCCCTCCAACCACTGAAGGGTCAGCTCGTCGGCATAATACCGTGCCTCGTCCTCCGACGGCAGTCTGGTCCGGTGCCAGCCGCCGAGGTGGTGCCGCACGCCGTGTGCCCACTCCCCCGTCGTCCGGTCTAGCACCTCGTGGATGCTGAACAGCGTCGGCGGCTCCCAGCTCGTCACCTTGAGCCAGCCGCGGCCGTGGCAGTGGGGGCAGGTCTTGGTTCCGTCGCCTTCCACCTCGGCTAGCGCTGCTTGCGGGTCGGAGTCATCTACCCAACCGCGGGCAACCCGACCACTGTTCCCGCACGCCACGCAGTCCCGCACGATCTCCACCTCGTCGTACGTTTCCGTCTCCTCCTGCTCCTCCAGCATCCGGGTCAATGCCAGGAAGCTGCCGGTGGGCGATGGCACGTGCTGCGGACCTCGCGGGAATGGCTGGCCCTGCGGCACCGGCGGGACGTAGTTGCCCTCGATGCCGTCGAGTCGCTGCTCGGCCTTGGCGATGAACTGCTCCACGCGCTTGGCGATGGCTTCGTCGTCGTTGGTCATTTCGGTCCCTCCCACTCGACCTTGGGGCAGAACCACTTGTCTTCGATGAAGTGGCCTATGGCAAGGATGCTGCCGCCGATGCCTTCGTGCAGGCATCGCAACGGCATGCCGTTCAACTCTCCCCACTCTTTCGCCCCGACGATCTCCAGCGTGCGGGTGATGAAGTGCGAGCAGTAGCTCTTGCCCTCGCTGAACTCCCCAATCCTGCCAAGGTGGTAGCCGCCGAACCCACAGCTACTGCCGTGGAAGGACACGTACACCCAACCGCTCAGCAGCCCGTGATCGGCGATGGACAGCGATACCTTGTCCACCTTACCATTCTCCACCTCTTGCCAGTTCTTGCCGAGCCTGGTCAATTCCTTCTGCACTTCCTTCAGTTTCATCGTGCGTCTCCTTGTTAGCCTTCTCCGCCAATCTCCCATTCCGGCAACTGCTTGTGCTCCTCGAACGCCACGGACGCCAGCTGCTCGTGCAGCGTGGCCAGCATGCGCAGCTCCATCCGCAGCTCGCGGGCCAGCGCCTTCACCTCGCAGATGCACTCTGCGGTGGCCTCCGGGTCTTCGTCCGGAGCCGTGCCGTTGCGCATGTCCTCGAAGTCGGCGATCAGGGCTTCGAGCCATTGAATCCGTTCTTCACGCTCGGTCATTGTCCAGCTCCTTCCTTCCACGTCTGGTCACCCGGACCAAGAACTCGTAGTCTCCAACTCGCACGGCGATGGTGGACAGGTTCCGATACGTTTCGATCTTGTGCTCGTGTATCGGGTCCTCCTCTTGCTGCTGGTAGCCGTCCGCCTCGCACTCGGACATGCAGCCGTGAATGAACTCAGCCACCTGCACCGCGGTCACCTTCCCTTGCTTCGCCATCTCTAGCTCCTTCCTTAGAATCCCAGCCAGTCAGCCTCGATGTTGGACTGCCTGGCGATGTCGAGCAGGGTCGGCAGGCCACGACGCGGGCACTGGCACCAGAACACCCACTCGCCTTCGTGCGTCAGGATGAACACGGAGACCATCACTGCACCTCCTTGTCGATCCGCTCCTGCACCTCGCTGCGGTGGATCTTCACCAGCGGATCAGCCTCGAAGCCGATCCGTACCCGGCCCATGCGGGTGTCCACCGCCGTGACCTTGATCGTCTGCGGCGTCAGGCACGGCGGCACCGTGATGGTGACCGATTCCCCTTCCACGCGATTCAAAACAAGCACCTGCGTCTCCTTACCCGCGTGTACCGGATGCGCGGCCCCCGTCACAAGGTTCCTACCCAGCCTTCCGTGCCTTGGCTGGCGACTGGAGGATCAGCTTCATGCCGACAGCCCTGGCGATGGCGTGCACGGTCTGGAGCCGTGGATACTGCGTCTCCTCGACCGAGAGGCGGCGGACCGTCTCCTGGCACAATCCAGCCTTGGCCGCAAGACTGGCATGGTCGAAGCCCAGCTCGAACGCCCGCTGGAACAGCTGGTCTACCAGCTCAGACAGCTCACGAATCTTGCTGAACGCTTGCACGGTCTAGCTCCTTCACGTTGTAGATGAGCAAGGGAGGACTGACGCGCCTCCCCGATGCGGCTTCTACCTTTCGTCTCCCGAGCCATGGAGCTTGCCACGCTCTTTGCGGGAGGCAAGCTTGTCAAGGTTAATCTGAGCCACATCGGAGAGGCTCCAGCCACAGTCGCTGCACAGGTTAGCAATGTACCAGAGCACATCACCGAGCTCCTTCTTCACGAGCTCTTCCGGCCACTCATCATCTCGGAGCTGTTTCTTCACGAGCTCCAATACTTCGCCTGCCTCGCCGCCGAGTCCGAGGGCTGGATACAGTATAGGCTGTTTGTAGATCGCAGTCTCTCGTGCTCGGCTCTGATACTCGTCGAATGTCATGCTTTACTCCCTGCCAACTTGTCCAAGAGCATGTCCTCTATCTTACGTGTGAGCTCGTCGTCGTGGCGGATTCTCCGCCGGATTATCATGTACGCAGACTCGCAGCTCCCTTCCTCCCAGAGCTCGATGTCCCGCTTCTCGTTGAAATCGCCGACAGGAGGAAACGCGTCGATGACCGCCTGGACCCAATCTCGGTGTCGCTCGGCTATGGCGCTCACGACATTTCTGCTACAATAATACATCATACGCATGACTAGCTCCCTCATGACAAAGACCGAATCAACTCGTCGAGTGCGTAGGCATCGAGCTCAGGAGTCGCGACCTTCTTTGCCTTCTGCTTCAAGAGCTCCTTGCACTTCCAGCACCGCTCAGAAGTCTTGCTGTTAAACTCGCCACATGCCTTACACAGTTTCATCTTTCGAGTCTTTGGCACGTCCTCAACTGGAGCCATGGCCCCGGAAGAATTGGTCCTGGCAGCGAGCTCCCGGAGCTTGTCACTCCGCCATTTGAACAAGTGCTTCGCTTCGTCGAGGCGAGACTTGACATGAAGCGGGTCGCCGTTGACATGGAGGAGCGCGAACAACCAGTCGAGCTGCTTCTGCGTGAGGTAGCATGGCTCAGCGTGTTCGCGGTTCTTCTGCGGCTTCTCCGGAGGCAAGCGCGGAAGAGGCCCGTCCTCTGGAATCGGGTCCTTGTTCAAGACCCACTGACCGTCTCGCTGCGAGAACCGCAAAGGCTTCTTGCGTCCAAGCATGTTAACGAGGAACTCGGACCACGGCTTGCGGTCCTCGTGATGAGCAATGTCGTCATGGGTCAGGAGCTCTGCTCCGGCCACCGGCCCGTTAACCTGGTCTAGTATCTCCCGTGGGAGATTGTCGGGATCGTAGAACTCGCGTTTGGGCGTCGGTCGATAGCTCATGCTGTCCTCCCGGCTTTTGTTAGCCCACCGTCATGTAACCAAGAACGGTACTTTACCAGTGCGTGGTCATTCGACTCGAGGTCCGTGCGCCCGAGGCACACGAGACCGACTGCATCAGTAACGTACGGGCCTGCACCAGGAACTTTGTCGAGGGTCTTGGCCTGCTCCCACACCCTGGATGCCCGACGAAGGAGCGAGGCCCGTCGATGCTGCAGACCGCACGGCCTGCAGCAAGCGACGAGGTCGTCGTACTCGGCACTCTGCAGCGCCTGGCGCGACGGCCACATCGACAACATGGCGCGCAGGCTAGTCTCAGCCTGGGCCCGCGTGGCTCGGCTCAGCAGCACAGAGGCTGCGAACACGCGCCAGGCGCACCCGAGACCAGCTTGCAGTATGATCCCGTCCCAGACTGGCGGAGCCTGAGACTCCGCCAGCTGGGACATGAGGACGTGTTTCATATTACCCTGTAGCCTCCGCCGCAAATTTGCCTGGACTCACGAAGCACCCGGAAGATCCGCGGCTCGCGAGTCACTGGCTTCGGTTCAGTCGATGGACGCGGCTTCTTGACAGTCACCCGCTTCTTGGCCGCGCACCCTTCACACAGTCTCTTCGTGCTCAGCCTCTCGACTCCACAACTGGTGCACAGTCCCCGCTTGAGGAGACGAGCCTGCCGGAGCTTCGCAGTCTTACTGGTCGCCATGAACACCAACTCCCGGAGACCTTCGCCCAGAGTCAACCGTGACTCCGACCCAGGCACCGCCACCGTGGAGGCGGCCTCCGTGGTGCCCTGCCGGCCGAAGCCGGCACCTTTCAGAAGGCATCAATCACTGCCTGCAGTCGAGCGAGCTTCGCCTTGACTGCAGCACTCTGTTCTGTGGATAGAGCCTCTCCCTCCACGCCATCGCCTGTAGAATCGCCCCGAGGGACGACGACCGTGGGCGCTGGGCTCTTGAGTTCGCCGATCGGATACCCACCCTCCAACAAAGCATCGCGGAGGGCGAACCACGGCGCGTCTCCATGCGGATCCTGCCGAATCGCTGCACAGAGCTGTGGGACTGGGTAGCGGTACGCGTTGGCAAAGCTCGGCGCTCCCTCGGCATACTGGGCGGGACCGTAGTACAAGCCCCAATGATCGGCGCACACCGGACCGTAGCCTAGAGCCTTGCTCGTCGGATCTTCCAGCGGCATGTTGCAATAGCAGCACCGATTAAGGTCCTTGCTGCACTGCGCCATGAAGTCCACCGGATCGCCACCGTTGAGCTGGTTGAAGAACGCCCTCTCGGCTGGAAGCAGCTCCCGGCGGTCGTTCACGAGAAAGTTCCCGTTCACGAAGCACCCGGCGTACTCTTCATTGCCGACGGGGTCCTTGGTTCCTGGGTCCAGCTGACCGGTCTTGAGGCACACGGTGCCACGTCGACTGAGGTACAGCTTGAACCGACGGTCCAAGTACGACACGCGAATGGAGGGACGCTTGAGACCCCGCCCGATGGCCACGAGGAAAGAGTCACAGACGAACTGAATGGCAGTGCCGACCTTCACGGTGTCGCGGCCTGCGCCGCATGCCCGGTGGAGGTGGAACCACAGCCAGTGCTGATCGTTCTCGTGGAGACGGAGGAACTCGTCAATAACTTGACGATGAGAGAAGCGGGAGTTGATGATCTCCCCTGTGCGATCGTTTCTGACTTGCATTTCACTTGCCTCCCGAGGACCACTGGCCTCATCAGCGCGGTCAGATGAACCGCGGACCGTGACTCATGGGTCACGGTTTCGGCCTCACTACTGCAACGCCTCCAGCACCTTGCCGAGGTGCAACGGACTGAAGTCTCGGTACCAGATCCGCAGCTCCGTCTGAGATCGATTGGTCAGCCGCACCCTTGCGAACCGATCATCCCACGACAACACGCGGCCGAGGAGGCCGGCGTACCGTCGCGGTCGATAGTGCATCGGGAGACTGACCAGCGTGCCAGCTGGAATCGAAGCATGGAGCTTGGCAGTCTCGGCGAGGTGCTCTTCGTTCTGGATGTGATTCTGGCGCTTGCGGATGGCTTGGGCTAACTTTGGCAGCTCGACATCGTAGTCTCCGCTCGCGACAGCAGCGAGCATGGTCCGGAGCTCGGGCCACTGGCCTTGCTCCAAGAGTGCATCTCGCAGGGCGAAGAGGCAGTCCTCGCCGTTGGCATATGCGGCGAATAGGTCTTCGATCACTGGGACACCTCCCATCCGTGCCTTCGTGCCCAGCGCCTGAGCTCAGCTACAGTCTTCTTGACTGCTTTGCCGTCATCGACCGGAGTCTTGACGCTGACATGACGTGCCTGAAGCGTGTGTTCGAGCACAGACGTCTTGCAACGCTCGGAGAATTGACGCTTGGCGTCTTTCAGACTCGATGCCCTGACGACGTCATAGCATCGAACTGCTTCCGTGCCATCGGTCCATCGCTTCCAGAACGTGATGCAATATGTCTTGTTCATCTTCACTTACCTCCCTGCAGCTCTCAGCAGTGACACCCTCGTGTCACTCCCAGGTCCGCCACCGTGGAGGCGGCTGCATAGGACCCGAGCCCGCGGCCGAAGCCGCGGACCATCGACTACTTCAGAGCGGCGAGCAGCTTCTGGAGCTCCTCGGCCTGCTTCTTGAGCTCAGCCTTCTGCTCCGGGGTGTAGCTCTTCGCCGCCTCGGTGCGCTCCTCGGGGCTCATCTTGCTGAGCTTGAGGAGTTCGCTCTGGCCACCGGCGCGCGGGGCGCGAGGCGCCTTGCCGATCTCGACCACCTCGACGCCCGCCATCTGCATGAACAGCGGGCCGATGTGGATGTTGCCATGCGCCACCGTGAAGTACGTCCCCTTCTCGATGCCCTTCGGCACGTTGACGCGGAAGGCCCGGGCCGGACCCTGCGTCCGCTTGCTTGCCTCGGCGACGGCCTCGGCCTCGGTCTTGAAGAATGCCGGCCAGCTCTCGATGGCGGGCCGCGCCTTCTTGCCGGGCTCCTTGGCCTTGTTCGCATCGACGGCAGCCTTCGCGGCGTCGACAGCGGCCTTGGCGGCATCGGTGGGGTTCGCGACGTTGGTGGACATGCTGGACTTCTCCTGCTTTGCCATGGTACTTACCTCCCAGAGAGCCTCAGTCACCGAGCGAAGTGCTCGGTGTCCAGGGACCGCCGACGTGGAGGCGGCTCTCTATGGTCCCCATGGGGCTATTGCCCCTGACTCCGTAAAGCATCTCGGAGTCTCTGCTTGTCAGGCGTGACGCGCCTGGACGCCCGAAGGCGTTTCGACCTTAGTTCCTCGAGTCGTGGCCGGTGGCGCGCCAGAGGTAGTAGGGCAGGGTGCTGCCCTTGCCGGCGTCCGGGCAGCCGTAGTAGGCCCGGATGTCGGACCACGACATGTAGGTGCGCATGTCGTCGATCATGTCGCCGACCCGGACGCACTCGGACAGGCTGCCGAACCGGTCGATCATCAGCTGAGACACGCAGTGGGTCGTGGTGGAGGGGCGGGTGGAGCGAGTGTAGATAGTGCGATTGCGGAACATAGTAGTGTCTTCCCGAGAGTCTCAGTCAGTGACACACCCGTGTCACTGTCCAGGGATCGCCAACGTGGAGGCGACTCTCATGATCCCCTACCGTGCTGGGCGCACGGCGGGAGGAAGTAAGTGTTTGTTGAGATCACACCTGCCCGTACCATCAGGCCCTTGCACCTTTGTGTCCCTCTCGTCGGGGAGCGGTTGGATGGGACCCCATCACCCGCTCGACCCTCAAGGGTTTCCAGTGTTCCAGTGTATCGGACCGAGATCGTGTGGAGGGAGTTCCCCTTTCACAGCTCCTCGGGCCCTAACTCTGGGGCTCCGGTGTGATCAAGTTGTCAAAGATACAGTCGTGACCCGTCAGGGTCCCCGGTTCTCACCCCGGGTAGTGTGTTGTTCTCTTCTACCTCTATCCTACCACACCCTGGTGGCGTGTCAAGTGTTTTGTCGTCTTTTCCTCCGGGTCGTGTTGTCGTCTCATCACTACATCCCTATCTTATCACGACCCTGGGGGATGTCCAACGGAAAATATGATTTGTACAGAAAATTTTAAGCTGTTACAGGGTAATGACTTAGGTCAAATATCCAGCTCAAACCAAGACTCGAACCAGAGATCATCTTGACCCCTTCTTTCGATAGAATCGAGTCACAACAACAGAGTTATACTTGTTGATATGTTCTCCGCCAACCCTCTTGAACCCACGGGGGACTCGATCTTCCCATCCGCCGTGGAACTCGACGCCGAGTGACCGAACGCCAGACCAATCGCCGTCCCAAAAACCTGGCAAGCTCTCTGAACCCTCGACGTCGACCTTGACCACGGTCGGCTTGAAGCACGCAAGCAGCCCCGCAAGGTCCACCTTCTGAACGCGGACCCGTGACCCCGGGCGCTCTTGCGCCGAGCGCTTGTAGGTGAGCCGAGGGTCGGAGTCGACGTAGATGGCGTCGGAGCCGACGGCGGCTTGTATCAGTGTGCCATTGGGGTTGTTCATCCGATACAGTCGTGCATTCTCGGCATCGGGTTCGACGCCTATGCTGCGAGCCGGACACCACTGGGCAAAGTATCCGGCGTGGGCGCCGAGGTCAAGGACCACGTCGTCCGAGCGGATGTCGAGATGACACCACTCCGGCTGCTCGGCCCTGATGTTCAAGTCCACGGTGCCCGGTCGATACCAGCTACCTTGGCTCCAAGCGTACTTGAGCCGACTCAAGACCGCGGCCTCAGCCTCGTCAACTGATGCGACTTGCACGTGGTCAAAGTCGCGTATCACCTGTCGATAGCGCTCGGCAACTCTCAGCAGGGCCTCGTCGTCGAATTCCTCCGCACCTCGGGCTCGGCGACGTCGAAGCAGTTCTTCGTCTCCGGGGTCGAGGAAGAGGACTAGCAGGTCTTTGTCCCAGAACCCGCGTTGCTCGCAGCTCGGCTCGCGGTCGAACACCGAGTCGTACACAGCTGATGTCACTGGCCCGAATCGATCGCAGACATAGAGCTTGTCGGGATCATAGAGACACTTCCATAGCTCGAAGCACATGTTCCCAGCCACTGCCTGCTGGTGGAAGTCTGCACCACGCGGGCTACGGTACTTCACGTGCGCAGCCCACGGCAGACGCTCGCAGAGCTCTCTCCACAGAGTCGTCTTTCCGGAGCAATCACATCCTTCGCACGCTACGATCATAGCAGCTCCTTCAGCGCAGCAAGGCCTTTGGAGTAAGACTCAGCACGCACGGTCTCTAGGGTCCGAGCCAAGGGCTCAAGCGCCTGGACCAACCGACCGCGCCGATAGAACCCGGCGCCGAGGTCCTTGTAGCAAGGTTCGTCGCAACAAATGGCCGCAGCTCCGCTGGCAATGGCCTCTCGCACTCCTGCACCGCCGGCCATGTCGTCCTTCATCGAACAGACGACGTAGCGCACGTCGCGCAGAAGGGCGAAGTAGGACTCGCGCGTCGGGCAGCTGAGTATTTCCACATGTGGACTGGGCTCATGCTTCTGGAGATACCCTGACGGATCAGTCAACACGAATCGTGCCCTGCCTCTGAGGGCCTCCGCGGCAGCAACGAACTCCCGATGGCCAGAGTAGTCGCTAGCCGAACAGCGGTGAGAGAATAGAAAGTCGACCGGGCGCCACAGCACCTCCTCGTCGTTCCAGTTGAACGAACACACGTGCGGCTGCACGCCAAACAGTCTCTGCACGACGTCACCAACGGTCTTGTTCATGACCGCCACGGCATCAGCAGCCTCGAGGCTATCTCGCTGCCGATCGAGCATCCAGGTGTTGATGCCGAGAGGAAGGAGATGGTTGACTTGCACGACGCGTCGAACACTCCGCTTCAGGACTGCGGAGTCGAGCTCGCGGTGGCTGATCAGTGCGTCAATGCCAGCGAGATCGAGTCGCGGGAGCTCCAGTCGCTGTGTGCGGTTGTCCGGCGGAATGTCGATGCGCCTCAACTCGACGCCGGGAGGATCGTAGCTAGCCCCGTTCGGCCAGAAAAGGACTGCCCCGAGCTTGCGCGCCTGGTACGAGGCCATGCGGCTCACACAACAGACGTCGGTGAGCTGTACGCCGGTGTTCTTGTCTTGGACGGAGAAGAAGGGGAGGACGGCGATCATTCGTTGTTTCTCCTGGGTTTTTATAAAATCTTGATTCTCGAATCTGATGATCCTCTCATCTCATCACGGCCGGAGTGATTATAAAAATCCTCAGATTACTTTGTATGAATTGGGGATAGACCGAAGAGGGGAGATCGATCCCCAGAGAGGTTTTTACAAAGTTCAAAGCGTCCGAGACTGAAGAGCAAGAGACCTCGGCCCTTTTTGAGGAACCCGAGTAGACTGAGCATGTCCGCGGCTCCATACTCTCGGCCACTTTTTGCCAGACCAAGGTCCACCAGCCTATGGTGTCTCAGCTGAGTGATAGACCCGAACTCAGCTGCGTGACACTTACGCAAAACGCCTGTAGCAAATCCAGAGTCATATCGGAACAATGCCTTTGGTCGTCCGGACTCTCGACACGAGACCAAGACATCATGTCTCACCGCAAATCCAAGTCCCTCTAGGGCGTCTACAGCTCCGTATTGATATGGAGCCGAAGTCTTTCTGAGCTCGAACCGAGACGCGAGTTCTTTTACTGTCAGCAGTTCAACCACCTAACAGCCTCCTCAGCTTCCTCAACCTGACCTCGTCCACCCCTGCAGCCTCGCTCACCCTGAGCAGCTGTCGAAGCCACCGTTTGCTCTTGTTCTTAAGCCCGAGCCTCTCTGCGTCTGCTAGCCGAGCTGCGCCTTTCATAGCCCTACCCTTGAGCACCTTGTCCCGGTGGTTGTCTGCCCGCGAGCCGAGAAACACGTGCTCAGGCTTCACGCACTCCGGATTGTCGCACCGATGACAGAGACACAGCACAAAATCCACCGCTGGATACGCCGATAACATCAGCCCGCGGAGCTCGGCCCTGAGTTCTGGCATCTCCAGACACTCGTCCTCTGCTCCCAGTCCCAACGCTTCGCCGAAACACGACACCGTGGGCGTCGACTCCTGGGGCACGAGCACACGATGGGCAACAGCGGCCATCACTCTATCCTTCAAGGACCTTCCCCCTCAGCGCCCGGGCGCACTCGAATTGCTTCACAGGCTTCGTCCAATACGGAGCCCTAACCCCCTCGACCAGCAACGGAAAATCCGGTGCCCAATCGGGTGGCTCGGACATTATCGACAGCATCTTATGCAACTGGTCCGACTCGACAACGATTTCGTCGTGGACATGCATGCACGGGTTGAGGCCTTCAGCCTCGAATCGCACAAGAGCATGGGCCATGAGGTCTCGGCAGATTGCCTGCACCGCGTTCTCGCAGTTATGCACGATGACTGGACCGTATTCAGTCATCACCGTGTATCGGTGTCGCGGTCCACAGTTGAGAAGATCATATACAGGAGAGATTCCCATATAAGACCACAAGCTGTTCTGGAGTGGCGCCTTTTTTGAGGTAAGAGACGAGTGTATTTGGGCTCGCTTTCCATGGACCGCCTTTCCGAAGGAACATCGCCAGTGGTATCGGTTTCCCCCCAAAGACAACGTATTTTGTACGACGTGTGTTGTTTGTGCTTTCGTTCGGAGTGACCATACGGACATTTCCCGGTTCATAGTGTCCGTCGTTGTCTGTCCTATCGAGCCATAAGGACAAATCGTCGAATCCTGGTATTGTTGTGATGTACATAGCAAACGCTTCAAAACTCTCTGTCCATTCCTGATAAACTTTGATGCCCCTTGCACCGTAACGATCCCAAGCTTGATCAGTCTCATTATTGCAGCGTCGTATGATGTCTGCCCATGCACGATGCCACCGCACATAGAGCTTATGAGTCGCGAAGCCTGTTTGTTCGAGTAAATTGACAATGCGTTTTTGTTCTCTGTATCGCTTTGCACAGCCAGTTGTACAGTATCTTCGTCCTTTTCCTTTTCGCAAACCGCCAAGATTGACAGCAACAGCTTCTCCACAGATGCACGTGCACCCGACAACGTAATTATTGTATCCGAGTCTAATCGGCTCTGTCTGCACGACCAAGGCATGGAACTTGCTGCCGATCTTAGGCACCGCAACGTAGCATCTGCGTCCAAGCGAATCACTGACTTCCATCTCATACCATCGTGAATCAAGTGGTCTTCTGTGACTGCTACGCCCAGCCATGTGCCTATCTCCCTTTCTCCGTTGTACACATATCCATCTGTCTTGACCCAAGACCCACCATCCCACACCCTATCTTGCGCAGTGACGCTAACTATCGATTTGATGCCGTGGTCAGTCAGTATCTTTGTCTCCGGACCAAAACAGAGACTCCCGCCATAAGTTCCGCGTCGTTGTCCGTGCGGATGGAGAAACGTCACTGTGGGCACAGTCATCACGCGGCCCATTGCCACAGCCCACTTCGGCGTCAGGTCCTCGATTCGCACGTCGCGGTAGTAGAGGCGCCGCCCGCTCGGCAAGCGTATGACCATATTGTCGGCTTCGCGGTAAAAATCGCACCGACCGACGTGGGTCGACATGCCGTGCCGGACGCACGCCATCGCCGCGTCACCAAACTGCTTCCATAGTCGAGGTATATTGGGGAATGTATCTCGATACTTCTTGACAAGTGCTCTAGACTCTTCCTCGCCCATAGTGAAATCTCGGCGGAGCTTATCGCCGGAGTGGCTGGACATGAAGCGGTCGAAAGCTCTCTTGAAGCCAGCCCAACTGAGGCCGTAGCCGCAGCCCAACACAATCTGCTTCGACACGACTCGCTCCCACGAGTCCTTGTTCGGCTTGAAGCCATAGAGGTCCGTCGCGAACTCGATGTACACGTCCTTGTCTTGATCAGCGAAGGTGTTGAGCAGCCGATCCTCGCGCGCGAGCCACGCGACTCCGCGAGCCTCGACTGCAGAGTAGTCGGCGATGCAAAGATCACCGCGGACACATCCACGAGTCAGGCAGTTGATCACCGCGCCCACGGTGCAGCTCTGAGCAGAGTTAGTCTCTCGCATCTTGGCAGTCGTCTTGTCTGCCGCCTCTCGAAGTTTGTCGTAGTCGAGAACGCTGGACAGCAGTCCAGGCACGTCGACGTGAACTAACGGAATGGGAAAGTTCTGCGGCTGCAGTTGTCGGCCGGCCCATCGGCCAGTGTGGGCTCGGTGGTACACGTGCTGATCGCGCACTCGACCGTCTTCCTCCAAGGCAAGCATCATGGCGAGCTTATTGCCGCCGGTCCGCACTAGCTCGTTGCGGAGCACCAAGATGTCCTGGAGTCCCGCAAAGGCATCGGGGCACTCATCAGGCTCGCCGAAGTAGAACTCCTCGGGCTTCTGGAATAGCTCGAACATAGCCGGCCGACTGATAGACGTGAGCTTAAATCCACGGGCCTCGAGCCAGCCAGTCATCTGCTTGTGCGAGCGCGGGTTGACGCTGCTGGTGAGCTCGTCGAACTCCGCGCCGGCGACGGACATGTTGTAGTCGTACAGATTGCGCAAGTGCTGCACGAGCGGCTTGCAGATGGGGATGCCACGGTCGTTGATCTTGACGTCCACGTCGAGCACGTCTGGCTCGTCGACATCCTTGACTTGGCTGTAGACTTTCTCCAACAAGCGCACATCTCGACGGCAGTACTCGACGAACTGATTCCACACCTGGTCGTTGCCCACGAAGTACTGCGGCACACCGTTGCGGATCTTGACCTTGCTAATCATGTCGATGAGCATCGAGCCAGTTTTGTCCTTGCCGCGACCCTCCAAGAGCTTGCCGAGCTCGTCGAGCCGACCAGGGAGACCTTTGGCACGAGATGCTCGGACTGTGTCGAAAAACGTGGCCGGTTCGCCTACGAACTTCTCCCATGCGAGCGAGTCGAAGTCTGCATTGTGCGCACAGAGCGTTCGCTCTTTTGCTGCACTGATGTAGGCCTGTGGTACAGGCTCTCCTTGTCGCCACACGTGGTCGACTCCGTCGACGCTCAGCACACAGCAGGCAAGCCGAGTCGACTCGTCCGCAAAGTACCGTCTAGCCCCGTGTTCAAGGTTGTTGGTACTCATCGTCTCGAAGTCGACGAATGCAACTTTGTCGCCTGGTTTCCAGTTAGTCTTCATGCCTCAGTCTCCTTCAGTCCGGCTGCGGGGTTCGAACCCGCAATGCTGCCGACCAGCGCCGGGACCCAGACTCACGCGGCCTCAACTTCCTCCGCCTCAGCCTCTGCATAAGCAGCCAAGGCTTCGACGTCGGACTTCAGGGCAAGGACCTTGTCCCAGGCATCGTGGGACTTAGCCTCCTCTGGAGCCTCGTCGATGACTGCCTGCAAGAGTCCGTTCGCCTCGTCGCACACGGACCGCAGACGATCAAGCCATTCACTCATGACGCTACCTCCCTGCAGGAATCCGCCTGCTGCGGTGCGGCAAGAGCCGCATAGAAGTCGTGAAGGACGGTGAACGCGGCTTTGGGGACTGGGCGCCCAGCCTCGAAGGAATAGACATACTGTCGATTGACGCCAAGGCTCTTAGCAACGATCTCGGGGGTCATGCAAGCGCGTCGTCGAGACGAGATCACACGACCGAGTTCTCGCGGCTCCAGGCACGTGAGTCGTGTCCGGAGTTCAGACTTCGCGATGGCGACGAGTTCTTCCAGCTGTTCCGTTGTGAGATCCCTGATGCTGTGCTACATAGACGCTGACCAGTACATCACCACTACCCTAAAGGGTAGGGGAAGGGGGAAACAGAGCGCCAGCCATAGATTCAAACATGCGACCAGTGCATTCGATCATGGCCACTTCGCCGTTGGGCAGCTGGGCCATGAGCGCCACGCTCGTTCTGCCGCCTTCGGTGCCGCACTGTAGCACCGCGAAATGGCTCAGTATTGCCTCTACAATCTTCTTGTCAGCCAAGTCGGGGAACAGTGGCCCATAAGCCTGTGCGTTCACGTCCTGAATCTTCACTATCACCGGATTCATGGCGGTCCTCCTAGAATGGAAGCGGTTCCCCTGGCGGCTGACCTAGCTTCTTGTTGCATTTGCCACAGGCTAACACGCATATGCCTTGCGCCCAATCGCCGGCATAGAGGCGGATACGTCGATGACGGCTAGTCTTTGTTGGATTCCAGTTTACCCTTTTGGTGTGGTGGAATTCAAGTAGCCAATGGCGTGTCTCGCGGCAATAGCGGCAGCGCCCGCCCATGAGAGCGATGAGCAGGGTGCGCTGTGTGGCATAACGACGGTTGTCAGCACGCCGGCCCATAGGTAGACAGTATCCTCTCGGCTGGGACTCATGGTCCGCTCTTGTCCGATACGATAGGCCGCCCATATCGCATCGCGTAGGCGTTTGGGCAGCTTCATCCAATGCGAGTAGCAGCCCCATAGAGCTGGCGGCACTAGCTTTGTATGTCCTCAAGGAATTCGTCGCCGCGTATCATGCCTTTGCAAGTGCATTGCATAGCCGTGGACTGAACGTGGAAGGACAGCGGCACCGTACCTGATATTATCCACCGTCTGTCTCCCTAAAGCCATTGCGGCTCTGTCTCTGAGAATAGCTGCTGTTTCTTCTTTCCACACTTAAAACCCCCCTGGCGTCGTTGCTAGGTGTTGAGCGCTTCGTCGATCCTTCTGGCGAACTCTATCGCCTGTTCTACTGACTTCGGCGTGCCTAGAAGCTTGTACTTCTCGCACATCTGCCCTCTACGGGCAACGTTCGGCTCCAGACAGATCGCTCCGAACAAGGAGCACGTGTGACCCTCTGGCAAGTGCCCGAGGCCGACGAACATCTGCTTGTCAATCACCACTTGACTGACCCCGTCGAATATGCCGCCTAGGTCCGTTATCGGCACGCTCGACAGCAGCATCTATCACCCCCTTCAGTTTGAGGACAATGGGCGCCAAGAAGTCTCCGCTGCGAGAGTAGGAGACCCTGGCTTTTGTGCCACGCACGCTGCGGGCTACTGTGGCTCCTGAGCTGATAATCTGCATAGCACCCTCTCATCGTGTCGGTCGAATGCCTCGTTGACTGCCCGAAGGCACTGCCACTCCAGAGACTCGCGCGCCGCCTTCTCGTCCTCGCCCTCGTCGAGCTCGGCTCGAAGAGTGCAGTGCACGGTGCAGGACTGAAAGTTCACACTGCGAGTCTCTCCGTACGTGATCTCGACGTGCGTCGTTTTCATTTGCGTCTCCAAGGATCCACGAATCAATACATCATTATATCTTCAAGGATTGAAAATGTAAATCATAATTTCTCTTACCCTTGGGCGGACACACGTCGGCTCCGCAACTTGACGTTAGCCCAAGTCTCCAGCACAGCGGGCTCGAAGTCTACGCCGACGCACGTGGCAAGCACGCGGAGCTCCGCCGTGAGCTCAGTCACGTTGGCTCCCACGCCGACACGCGAGGCCAGCACGACGGAGGCTAGGTTGACAATCTTGATGAGCATGTGTCGCACGTTCTTGGACTCAGAGCCGTATCCCGGCACCCACAGCACATCTGCTGCGTTACACACGCTACAGCTGGCGATGGCTACGTCGCCAATCGCGTCAACGAGCTCCGGTGTCCAGTCTTTGTGCGCGTAGCGAGGCTCCGGTCCCCACTCGTTCTGTTGCATGGACTTGAGCACCGGCTTCACGAGCTCGCCGACCTCCTCGACGAGGCACAGCGCTGGGTACCAAGAATCCTGCTGTGGGTACATCTCGTCCACCCAGGCCTTGTGCTCAGCTTGAAGTCTGTCGAGCATGGTCTGCTTCCTCCTGGTACTGCCTCAAGATCCTGGGAGCCTTCCTCCAGACTCCGTTTATGCGGCGCAAATTTGCCGTGGGATTGAACCCGACGAACAGGTGCAGCAGCCTGCTCAGCTGCTCCTGCAGTTCTTCTACTGTTGGCTCGTGACGACGTCTCTTTCGCCTGAGCTCTGCAGGAACCTTGTATCGGTTCCTACACGGCTTGCAGCGCCGATGCTTGCTAGTCAGCTTTCCTCCGCAGCAGATGCACAATCCAGCCGCGCGAAAGCGGTCTTGCCGAGCCCTCGCTTGCTCGCTGCTAGCCACAGTGGAGCTCCTTCCATGCCTGGTCAGAAGACAGCGGTTCGACGAACATAGAACCAGCTTCTGTCGAGTTGTCAGTCTCTCGGGCTAAGTCTTTGACGTTCACGTGCAGAGAACCGACTGTCCAGTACAACTTGCCGAGGCTGAGCCCGACGGCGTCGGCGACGAACTTCTGCAAGTTGGTCAAGAGGATCAGGTCATAGGGCAGCACAGACCAGGCGTTGAGCGAGCGACTATAGACGTGTAGATCAAGTCCGTCAGTATTGAGAAAGTGCAAGTGGCTGATGCACGCAGGGATGTTGGCGTTGCGCGGACGGCTGTTGTCGGTGACTGTAGCCGACGCCGCGCGAGTGTCCTTACACTGTCGTAGGCACTGTATCGCACGCTTGATGCCAGGCCAGGCTATGGGACCATAGGCCCCGACCATGAGCCCCTCTGTCAAGTACTTGTTGGCATGTTCGTTGTAAGCTTTGAGCACGAGTGCGCGCTCAGTATCCGTGTAGAAGAACAGCACATTGGCTCGAGCCCACCGAAGGTCGACCGGTCGAGCAGTCACGACGTTACGCATCGGGTCGTCGAGCACGAGCGTGACGTGACACGCCTCGACGGTGCCCGAGACGTTGCACCCGTCCTCAGCCCTCCGCTGTCGGGTCGGAAGCGACAGAGCCTTGAGGAAGAGCTGATTCGCGCACGCTGTCTGGTACATAGGCTCTCCTGATTAGCTGGCCCATCCAGTCGGTGACGCTGAGAACGTCGAAACCGTCCTCCGTAGGGCCGTTGGGAGCAAAGTTGATTCCGCACAAGGCTTCGGCGACTTCTTCCGGAGGCACTCCACACTGAAGCGAGATCGACACCACACGGGACAGGGAGTCGAGTATGCCGCGCTCGTAAGAGCCGAACACTCCACCGGTCACGAAGACTTCGCCGAGCTGGCCATCCTCTCGCTCGCCGAAGCTAGCGTAGTAAGCATGGCCGCCGATCCTCGTCTTCTGGGTCCAGGTGTAACGTCGCTCAGGCATCGGTTTTCGTGAGCTCGTCATTTACGAGGTACCCCTGCCGTTGGCCGTCGTCGGATCGAAACCGTATAGCCACCTTCGATGCACCGTGTGACTTGCACTCGAATTTCACTCGGACAGAGGCACCGACAAGCTTAGTCCAGTCCTCGGACGAGGCCTTGCGAGACCCCTTCCAGTCCTCGTCTGCGACATTCTCCCAGGCTTCCAGCAAGGGCGTCATCTGCCCACGAGTTATGACCTTCCACCCGCGACCAGACCAGCGCGTGGCATCGCTGCCAGATGCATCTGGTGCCTCGCAGGCTGCCTTGAACAAGGAGAGCAAGAGGCTCTCGTTCTCATGTGCCTCGTCAGATTCGGACATCGGGAAGTAGCCGAGGCGCCCGGCGGATTCTTCAAACGTAGTCGGGGTCACAAAGAACTCGTCGATGACTTCGGAGAGTATCGCGTCGGCTGCGTCCGCATACTCCCGACCAGCCAGGCGAAACCGCTCGAGCCTATCTACAGTTGTCCGGAGACTGTGCCGCCAGTCGACTTTGCCTGAGAGGTTCACGTGCACCAAACGTCGGGCGAGCTGAGCGTCTTGTTTGACCTCGATAGGAACACGAGTGTCAGTGAAGGCCACCACTGGCAAGTCGCCGAGCTTCACTGGACCGATGTAGGCTTTCCAGCTAGTAGAATCCGGGGTAAGGTTCAATACGAAGTCAGAGGCTTGCACTGCAGACTGCTTCGCTCTTTCAGCCTCCTTGAAAAACTCGTTGAAGCACAGAAACATGCCAGTGTCTTTGCTGTCTCGAATAGCTTGTCTAACACGTTCAATGTTCGCCGTCCACTGGACTGCGGTTGCCCCATCGCCAGCTATAGCCGCGGAGACCATCACCGTGCCGGTCTTCGCGCTGCTAGTCGGTCCGGAGACGAAGATCATGGGAGGCAGACCGACGCCTCCCTCTACGAAGCCCTTCGCAACGAGCATGAGCTTGACGAAACGAGGCTCGATGCCAGGACAGACTTGTTCGAGAACAGCCCAACCATCGACTCGCTTCTCCGGCGGAATGTATTTTGGCCGGAACTGTGCAACGTTGTCGCGTGCCAAGGCTGGGGTCTGAACCACTACTCTCACTCGGTTGACGTCGCACTGGCGCACAAAGTGGCTGTACATCCGGCAGCCGAAGACCGGTGTCAGGTGCGGATAACCGTACTGTGCTAGGTCGAACGTCTGTTCTAAGGTCGCCACCTTGGCCGCGTTACCGCCAGCTGAGGGCAACGCAGCAATTATAGCCCTGACGTCTTTGACGTACGAGTCTCCATTGCTGTTGGTCCACCGGCCTTCCATACGCAGCACGTTATGGCCGCCCTGGAGCACAGAGTCCCTAGTCTCGTCGTCGATCGCCGAGTGGTGGAGTTTCAACGCGGCGCCGTACGCCACGCGAGCAACGTCGTTGGACAAGCCGAACTTGTCCTGGAGCACGTGCTTGGCGTGCTCCCAGTGGCAAAAGCCATCGAGGCAGTTATACAGGAGCTCGGAAGCAGATCCGCCGACAAACGCGGAGAAGGGGAAGAACCCGGGAGTGCGCCCGCCGTGCAAGAGTCCGTGGGCCTCGCACACGAAGCACTTGACTCCACGCTCGAAGACGTGGACCGGGGTGCCGGCCGCAGTGGAGCTCGGCGAGACGGGGCACTTGTCGTGAGAGTAGCGCCCGCCGATCACTAGGCCCTCTTGCCGAAGCCACTCGACAACTGCACCGTCGTCGACAGAGTACTGCTTGAAGCGGCGGCGTAATGCTTTCATGTCAGAGGTCTGCTCGGAGACCACGATCTCCGTGCGAGGCAGCCGAGTGTCGGTCTTGAGCTCGAGGGAGTCATATCGCACGCTGTCGCTGAGGCACAAGTATGCCACCGCGGCACACTCTTCCGCGGAGAATCTCTCCAGCGCACCGTAGACGAGCCGCAATCCTCCGCTCTTCGTCACCCAAGACATGGCGGGCCGAGGGTCGAACCAGACTAACAACTCACGAAGCTTCTTGTCGTCCCACTCCGTACTGTCGAGGTCGACTGCGGCGAGCATGTCCCGGCGAGACCAACGTGCGACTGGATCTTCCAAGGAACCGAAGCCATTTGTGCAAGCCTCTTTGAGCAGCCTCAAGGGGTCGAGGCTGCGGAGCGTCTCAACGTCAGTTCCAGTCAGGTCGCGTACGGTGAGTTCAAACTCCTGCTCGCCTCCCCACTCAACACTCGGCTGGTCCGAGTGCTCTAGTGCGTCGACTGCGGCCATCAATTCGTCGCGAGAGACTCCGAGCGCTTTGGCTGCTTTCTTGAACTGCGTCTCATCAGTGAACTTGGATTCCACTCGACCGACTAGCTTGTCTCTCTTCCTAGCTTCAATGAGAACTTTGCCCCGCGGTGCTCTTGTCAGCGTCAGTTTCACCGGGGAACTCCTGAGCGCGCATGTGCAGAAACAAAAGCCCGGGCGCCGAGAACCGGCGCCCGGGTCGGGAGGGGTTACTTCGCCTTGGACTGGATGTCATCCATTCGACGGGTGAAGGCCTCGGCGGCCTCTTCGAGTTCCTTCTGGAAGAGCTCGGACTTGAAGGACTCGGAGAGCACGCGCCACTCGGCAACGGTGGTCGGGTAGACCTTCACCGTTGCAGGGGTGTAGGCGCGGCCGGTGCCCTTGGATGTGCGCTTCGGCCCGACGACGACTTCACCGTAGAAGCGCATGAACGGCTTCTGGCAGACGAGAGTCTCCTTGTGCTGCGGGGAGAGCTTCGCCCAGTCCTCGCCGGCCGAGGTCTCCAAGGCCTGCACCATGGGATGCACGCCACCGGACTTCGTCGTGCGAAACTGGCAAGTCGCCGGCACGAGTTTGTCGTCGACCATGACAAGGATCACCGCCTCGACGTTTTCGCCGAAGTCAGCCTTTGACGTCAGGGACCAGTCGGTGACGTTGCCCTGCGAGTCGCCCTTGGTCCAGTACTGCTTGGCGGTCAAGAGGTGGTACTTGAAAGGAGCGAGCTTGCGGGCAGCGTCGCCGGGGCCGACCAACACCGGATCGGACTCCTGCAGGCCTGGACACTTGGTAGACAGGCTGCCCCAACTCGGCGACATGGGGTGGACGAACGCCACGTACGGACAGAGGGCCCGAGGCTTCACCGTCGGGGCTTGTTCGAACATTGCTGGGAGTTTGAACTCCCCCACGAGGCCAGCCTGGGCTGCGAGAGATTTTTTCGTGTCTGTTGCCATGTTTTGAGTTCCTTTTTCCTTATTGCGTCTGGCGAAGTTGCCAGTTGCGCGCAGAGCCTAGAACTTCAAGCCGAGTTTCACAAGCTCAGGGACGCATCGGTCGATTCCGCCGTAATGGCACCAGTTGCACGCGTCAGAGGGGCCAACCCAAGGAGTGCCGGTGCGAATGGCCATGACGGCGATGCGGACGCCCTGCATCGCGTGGACGGCGTCTTCGGTACGGAAGACGTAGTTCCAGAAGACGCCGGACGGGGAGGAGGCTGGGTCGACGCCGCGGGAGAGATACTTGCGAGGGAGTATCAATGCGCCAGGATCGACACGAGTGTTCAAGACCGCGGAAGCCCCGAGGGCGTAGGCAGCCATCTGGTAGAAGCTCTCGCTGAGAAGCACGAAGCCGTCGCGAGTGCTCGTCTTGATGTCGTAGACCCTGAGCTGTCCGTGCTCCTTGCGCACCTGGTCGAGTCGACCGCGGACGTGGATGTCCTCTTTGGTAGGATCGTCTGGATGCGGCTTGATGACGAACTCCACTGGATGCTCGCTGAGCACCACGTCGGCAGTCGCGTTGCGTGGGTCCTGCACGTAGCTGACGAACATGCGAGCGGCCGCGTCGAGATCGGCGAGTGGATACTGGTCCTTGCCAGAATGCATCTTCTCGACGGCCTTGATGACGTCCTTGGTCTTGTGGAACTCGTCGGAGGCTGCGTGCATGGCCGTGCCAGTCTGGGCCGCGGGGCCGGAGTCATCGCGAAAGGAGAAGAGCTGCATGCTGACGGCCCTCCATGGGCAGACTGTCATGGCGCGGAGCCCGGAGGCCCGCACAGGCTGGGCTTGCGTGCCAAATGCTTTTGGGTTGAAGGACACGATTTTCTCCGCTAGGAAAGGATTTGCGTACTCAGCTGGTCTCAGAGACACGTGGACCTCCCGCGGCTCAGGGCCGCTTCTTGCGTCGGATCTTCAGGCGAGGTTTCTGGCGAATCGGTTTGGGGACCTTGAACACTGCGTTCAAGTCAATGTCTACGGCGTGCAGCTCATTAGCGGCGACGGCTGTCTCAGCGCGAACTGGCAGTGGCAAGGCGAGCTCGGGCTCGGCCAAGATAGTAACGACGCGCCAGGGACAGGCCACGATCTCGCGCAGTGCCGATGCGCTGAGTGGCTGTCGCTTGGTACCGAAGTCAGGATTCAAATGTCACCCGGCGCGTCTAAGCGGCTGGTGGACTCAACGAGAGTCGCGGCGTCGGCCGACCCAGTCGTCTGGAGTTCAGGGCCGACCGCCGCCGTCACGAGTGGCCTTGCCAAATCACCCGCACCAGCCAGAGTCTCTTGTACGATGCCGTCGAGGAGGGCGAAGTAGACCATCACGTCGCCGAGCTTCTCGTCCCACGTGGCGAGCGGGTACTGGCGCCCACTCTGCACCATGTCAATGACGGAAGTCAGGTGCTTGGCCACGAAGCCGAGCAGGGCTTGTTCCGGTGTGCACCGAAGCATCGCCGCGGCGGCCTTTGGCATACTCCTTGGCCTTGGCTGTGAGCACGCTTCGGACCAAGGCCAGGCGACGTTCGAGAATCGCGGCGAAGGCGCTATGCGTCATGTCAACCTCAGGTTGAGATCCATCAGGAAGGGTAGCACGGCAAAGTTCTTGCGAGTCGGCACGACAGTCTCGTCGAGGCCGAGTCGGCTAGCGCTCCGCTGCCACCAGGCGAGTTGTTTCTCCGAGACTGTGCCACCAGGCAAGGAGCTGAAGCCCTTGAGGTCGGCGGGCGGATCGCACTGAACCCACTTGCCCCAGTCCCGGGTGCCGTCTTCCTTCTTCTTATGTTTGCGAATCGCCCAAACAGGGTCCATGGACGGGTGAGCAAGGGCTGCGTAGTCGGTGACATCGAGCCCGTTGACGGAAGACATGCAATAGATGGAGAATGTGAGACCAGAGCGCGTCTTAGCGGTGCTCGGTTTCAAGCGGCCAATCGACTCGAGGCCGATGACCTTGCCAGATATTGTGCGCTCGGAGAAACCGAACGTCTTCTCGGCTTGGACAAGGGAAGAGAAGGGGATGCAACCTTTGAGCACGTGGGCGTGGCGCATCAAATTTCTGCAATTATGCACAATGAGAGATCCAGCCTGAAAGCGATTCCTAGGACCCGCGTCTAGGATGTCAAAAACTCGTTGTCGGCACGAGTTGTTCGTAATTACCGCCGATATGCCGACGTAAGACGTTTCTGACGCAGCCTCGCGAAACACAGTACATGTCTGCAATGTCTCTGAGGCACGAACACCGGAGCGATACTCTTGAGGCGAGTTTCTTATATAGTTTGACAACGGCTTGTTCGAGTCTCTCGTCGAGCATTGCGATACGCTCAGCGTTGAATTTGAGTTTCTTTCTAGACTCGAAGTCTTGGTTCTTGACAAACCGTAGGTTTCCGGGCTCGTATCCTTTTTTGTTATCAATACGGTCAAGTGTGAGTTTTTTGTCGGCATGCCCCGGGAGGGTCGCAAGATAGGTGATAAATTTTGACCGGTCTTCGATCCATTCCGGGTGTACGTATCTTCCAAGTCTCTTGGACCTCTGTATTGCCGATCCTGCCTTTCGCCGAAGATGCTCGCATAGTTTGATCGGGAGATCGAGATTCGTTCTCTGCGTACCATGGGATGCCCCACCTCGGCATGTTCGACACTTGGCATATTCGCCGTTGTCCGTACGTGGTCTGTTAAGAAATCGTTCTGAAACTGATCTTGCTGTACCGCAGACATTGCATACACACCACCAGCGTTCATTCCAAGACTCGTCTCGTTCGACAACTGCCCAATGGGCAAAAATCTTCCCGGATTCAACGTGCTCATATCGTCGAGCTGGCATGCTTGTCTCCATCCTTCTGTGGTCAGCACCATGTGGTCCGGCGTCATGCGCACACCGCGCACGTCGATCGTCTTGCGCAAGCCATTACACACAATACCGCCATGCGAAACCCACTCTTCTCCATCCCAGAGAAGATCGTCGGCAGTAATTTGTTCGACTGATACAAAACCACGGTCAGTCATAATTGGCGTGCCTTCTGCAAGGCAAGTACACACGACCTCAGGCTTCGTCTCACCATCGTGCACCGGCCGAGTGCATCTTCCGATCATCTGAACCCAGAGGCGGGGACTCATGCAAGGAGCGCAGTCGACAATTCGCCGAACTGGCAGGTCCACCCCTTCCGAGACCACGCGAACTTGTGCAATGGCGCACTCTCTGCGCTTGAACCTCTCGAAAATATCCCGTCGCTCGTTTCTCGGCGTGTCTGCAACGACGACTTTGACGCCAGGCACCATCTGGGCAAATAGGTTGCAAAGCTTGGAACCGGCGAAGCTGAACACGGTGGTGCGGTCCCAGATGCCGTCCGTGAGCCACCGGTCGTTACACGCCTGCGCCAGGCTTCCAAGTCTATCTGCATAAGCGGAAGTTATGGCGTCGACGACGAACTCGCCATTGGTGACTTCGATGAGATCGTCATCGACGAGTGGCAGCATCTCCCAGGTCGGCATTGAGATGTAACCGAGGTGCTCTGCTTCCTCGTAGCTGATCACCTCGATTGACTCGCCCCAGGTGTCTTTGAGCTCGCGAGTGGCGCGCGGGGAGCCGCAGAAGTCGGTGGCTGTGAAGCCGACTGCAGGGGCGAGTCCAGTCAAGAGGTCGACTTGTTGCCAAGTCTCGGCTCCGGAGTGATGCGCTTCATCGTAGATAATGAACTCAGGAGGCTGGATCGCGCCGGACACGAGACGGTTGCGCAGGCGGATCGGAGTGCACATGTTGTGCAAGAGCGGATCGCCGGAGAGACCGGCCTTCTCTAGCATTCCGTCGAGGATCTCCTCGGAGGGAGAGACGATCCAAGTGCCGGGGGCTCGATCTTGGATGTAGCGTTCGACGTAAGACTTGCCGACGCCAGTCGGTGCCTTGTAGAGTTGTTTCTGGCCGCGCTGTGCCGTGCGGAGGAAGTCAAGGGCGTGGTCGCCGGCGAGGAGTTGAAACGGTCGGAGCGTGTTCATTTTCTATTCTCGTTGTTCTTATTGACATTTGGCCGTTGGGACTCGGGACAGGCCACACGTACTCGGCTCCAGGATCGTCGGTCCAGCCGTAGCGGCCGTACCAGACGGGGTCTTTGCGCAATAGCGCAGATCGGTGCGAGGCGTGTATTGGTCCGCCGAACCAGTCAGGGAGCACATAGCCCTGCGGCTCAGGTAACAATTTGGCAAGACACGTGTCGCGGTAGCCTCGCTTGATCCACTCGGCGCAGATGACGAGGCCGTACCACACAAGAGCTGACTCATGGCCCCGCCACATTCGAGTGGCTGGGTGGTTCACCCAGCCGATGCCGCCTCGCAGGGCGGCGAGAATCTGCAGCGTCTCGACGCGTTGTTTGCCGAGGCGGGCTCGGTCGAGACAGGCGGCGCTAGTAACGAAACAAGGGTAGGGAAGGAACGTTTGCAAGTGTCGACGTTTCGTCAGGGTACACGTGTCTATTGAACATTTGCAGTGGAGCCAGGGCTGGTGGCGCGTGGCGGCAGCGTGGTGCGCAGCCTGGCTACAAACTCTCGACACAGCGCGAAGGACTTCCACGGACACCAGCCGGTAGTCACGTATGCGAACAGGTGAGCTTCAGGAATGCCGAGCTCGGCAGCCACTGCCCGTGTGTCGAAATCGGGCTCGTTGAGCGGCGGCATGGAAGCATAGGCTGAGTCGAAGACGGCACGATGCTTCCGAGGGAAGCGAGGGTGGTCGGCTTCGTACAGGTACACGTAATACTGGGGGACGCCGAGGCGGCCAGCGAGCTCAGGGACTGAGAGTCCAGCGGCTTTGCGTCGAGACCTAAGTCTATTCATAGATGGGTATTATATCGATTCGACTGGCTAATGTATATATCAAAATATGAACGTATCAGATTATTTTGATCCGAGGATGTGTCTTCAAGGCTTCTAACATTCGGCTGCGGGCAATCTGAGGAATGCGTGCAATTTGCTTGTCTAGTAGCCAGCGCACGTAGTAACGGGGGACGCCGAGGGCAAGAGCAAGATCCGTGACTGGCCAGTCGATGGCGAGTCTCTCGGTGTCGACAGCTAGAAGCTGTGTGTCGGTATCCGCGGCAATATAGCACGTCATTGCATCGACAAACCACTGTTCTGTGCCGTTGGCACTAGCAACTAAGCTCTTGAATTCAGGTGGGGTCATCGTAGTCCTCGTCAAAGATGCTGATATAGTTGCTCCAATTCTCTTCCTGCATGTCTATTGCTAGGTTAATAGCTTGTGTAGTTGTCAACCAAAGGTGTTCTTTGGTGCCAAATATAGCTGACTGGTTATAGCGCTTTTTGAACACGCTCTCTATGCTAAGTTTGTTAGCGCTGTACACGAGCGCCACTGGATACCAGGCACTCAGGTGACGTCGAGAGCGCTTGAGTAAGTTTGCAGTGTGTCCAATCTTATACTCTCCTGTGTTTATGGACGCATCGTTATGGTATTGGCGGAGTTTCAAGAAATAGAACACGGCAATCGGTTTAATAGCCAGAGTTTTTGTGAGCTGGATGCGTCTACTAGACCAAGTCTTAAATTTGTCCGCAGCTTGCTCGGCCACGGTGAGCGTAGGACGAGCAGTCAATTCTCGCCCATTAAATAGTATCTTGTAGCGATTTCCGAGGCTCTGTAATTCAAACATCAGTCTTCTCCTAGAGACTTGAGGATGGAGTTCAGTTCTGCTTGGGACATTCCGCTGAGGTGACGCAGCTTGCGACGTCTGTCAGGACTCTCGATATGCGGATGCTCCGTTAGTTGCTTGAGGAGAGAGTCAAGGAGTTTGTCGGGAATCAAAAACCAGCCTGTGGCCCTGCAAGCATAGTCTTTGCACTGTCGACGGAGCTTGTTTCTTATGCGAAGGCCGTCGGGACGTTTGGTGCTGGCAATTACCTCAAAAGAGAACGGCAGACACTTAGGTAGTTTTGTCGAGCTGCATATTCGTATGAGCATTGTACCAGGGGCGAGGGTTATACCTTGATGCGATGTGCCGGCTAGTTGTAGCAAGACAACAACGTCTGAACCCTTGAGTGGTTTCTGCTTTTGCAAGAGTTTGGCATAAGTCAAAGCCTCGTCGTGCGTCATTTTGACGACAGGAATTCGACAGATGGTCTGACTACTGCTGCCAAAAGCCCAGTCGTCATCACTTCGCCACACGGAGATTTTCATTTTTTGAACCTCAAACCAAAAACTCAAGAACCACAGACCTCGAGGTGGAAAGTTCCCATGTGTATATGGGCAAAAGACTTAAGAAAAATTTATTCAGAAAATGACCGTATTACTGCTATACTGGGGATAGGAAAAAAAATGAATAAATGAATATTCATATATTCATATTTTTTTTACCCCTTAGTATAGCAGTGATACGCTCATTTTTTGAGGATTTTTGATACAAGTCTTTTGCCCATATACACATGGGAACTTTCCACTAACTTGTCTGAGGTATCGAATTTCTTGGTTTGAGGTTCATTCTTCGGGTTCTCTGATGAGGTTCTTGACGTGCGTCATTAGTCGTTGGATTCTCGACTCCGACACACCGAGTGTCTTGCTCAACTCTTGCAGAGTGAATTGGCGCATGATGCGGAGTCTGAGGACCTCGCGCAGCCATTCATCTGACACTCGATCTATTTGCTCTTCGACGTCGAAGTGATACGTCTCGCGGTTTTTGATCATGTCTCGTGCACACGCTTGTAGTAGCCTCTGGCGCCGGAGCTCGTTGTGGCAGTATTTACGACAGGCAAACATCGCCGTGCTGATGGCGTGTTTGATCCAATCTTCCTGTAACATGTTTTTTGATTCATGGGCTATGGTCGCTATTGCAAGCGCGGCGACAGACTCGTATTCGTCATCAGTTGGAAATGCCCGGCGCACGACCTCCAACACCTGTGGGAGTGCAGTTTCTATGTCTAAGTGTAATTGATCCATTGTCGTATCATTATATATTGATTCGATTATGATGTAAAATGGAAATTTTTGAACAATTTTGAATTTTTAGACCTACGTGTAGATATACTATACTGTGGGGAAGATTGAATTTTCTGCGCCCATACTCCGTAGATTACTTTTCCATCCAAATGTCCCTCCCATCTTACACGTCCGATGACCTCTCCCTCATCTCCTCTTCTGTTCGAAATCGTTGGCCTACCTCCGATGAAGCAAGAAAGCGGGTTCTGGAAAATGTACTTCGCATCGGCGCTGACCCGCTCACCACTCCCATGGCCGCAGTCGCGGCACTCAAAGTCCTCGTCGACATCGACCGACTCGAACTCGAAGCCATTCGCACACTGTCTGAACTCTCCGCGACGACTCAAGCTGTCAGCGACGAACTCCCGCCTGTCACCGACCAGAAGCTCGCCGCCAACGTACGCGCTCTGTTAGAGCAGCAACCCGTTCTTACTCTAGCTCCGACTGGGACTGACCAGTGATCGACCGCCGAACATTCGTGACTGGAATTGCAGGTCTTGTCGGACTTAACTGTCTGCAGCAAGCCATGCTGGGGAGGGCTACGTCCGGCGACAAGCTGGCACGTGTGTGGGCGGTACCAGAGCACGTCAACGACAACCTTGATCCGTGGCAGCGCGAAGCGTTGTTCCAGTTAATCACCTGCCAGAACGACGTGCTGATGTGCTGCTCTCGTGGCGCCGGTAAGACTGAGGTGTTCGCAGCGGCGAGTTACGTTGAGGCCTGCACGGTCGGCGGCTTCGCGCTGATTTTGTCGAGGTCAGATCGTCAAGCACAACGGCTCATCACACGAGCCTTGATCTATAACAAGCGGTGCAAGTTGCAACGGCTGCAGCGCGAGACCATGCACGAGTTGGTCTTTGCTAACGGCGGACGGATCCTTGCACTTCCGTGCTCGGCCGACACGATCATTGGCGAGCACGGCATCACGTTGATGGGCATCGACGAGGCGGCGCGCATCAAGGACTCGTTCTATGCAGTCGTCAGTCCGATGCTGTCGGTCTCCGAGGCAGTGACCGGCATCAAGCCCCGACAAGCCCTCTTGTCTACCCCGTTCGGCCGGAGCGGGTTCTTCTATAACGAGTGGACGCGCGAGCAGAGCAAGTTCAAGCGGTTTCGCACGACGTGGAAGGACTGCCCGCGCATCAATCCTGAGTTCATCGAAGAAGAGCGGCGCAAGCACGGCGACTGGTGGGTGCAGCAAGAGTACGAGACGCAGTTCTTGGCGACTGAGAACAGTTTCTTCAACCTCGAGCAGCACGCACAAGCAGTCGTCGACAGTGAGCCGCGGCGATTTGGATGGACCGACGATGAAGTCGAGTGACTTTGACAGGCTGATGCGGCAGGCTCAGCGACTGCGGCCGCTTGGAACTCGCAGTCGGCCGCTCGGCAAGTTTCCAGTCGACGTTGTGCCCGCCGATCCGAAGCCTGTCGAGAACTACACTTTGCGAGACGGCCCGCAGCGTCCGGTCAGTTACGAGCCCGCTGATTCTCGCGTCCGCGTCCTCGGCCTGGACCTGGGCCAGATGCGCGACCCGGCGGCTGCCGTGATGATCAGCCGGCGCAAGTTCGATACGACGCATCCAGCACGAGTCAATGCTGGCGTGATGCCTCCCCGAGAGGCTCCTGTCGAGGTGGAGTTGATTCATGAGTGGCCCAAGGGCACCGACTACAGCAAGCTGGTGGACTTCTGTCTGAACCTGCACGAGTTTACCGTCGTGGACGGCGTGGAGACCAAGCAGCCGGTCAAGATCGACGTGGTGGTCTTCGACATGACAGGTTGCGGTCATCCGTTCAGAGACTTCTTTTTGAAGACAGCTCGCGAGGTGCAGTTCCGTTCGGCTGTCGTCGGCGTCAACCTGTCCTCCAGCGACACTGCCCTGAAAGTTCGCTCCGACGCCCGCGGCAAGTTTATGACGGTGGCTAAGCTAGAGATGCTCACAGCCATCAACATTTTCGCCCAGCGCAACTTGATCACGTATCCCAAGGGGTGGAGCACGCAGAAGTTGTTCGAACAGATGCAGACGTTCCAGGTCCGAAAGACGGCGGCCTCAAATATCACGTTCGAGCAAGGCGGTCCCGGTCATCACGGTGACGCAGTCATCGCCTTGGGTTTGGCCTGCTGGTACTTGCAACGCGGGTTCAGGGAACTCGCCATCAATACTCTACCACCTGACGAGGACACGCTGCTCGGCAGGTGGCCTATGCGGACAACCAACTAGGAGATCCAATGAGCACCACGGCGGAACGCTACCAGAAGAACGTCATCGACGGCATCAACCTGGCGTTCGGCGACCTGACCATCGACTGTTGCCGGGGATCGGAGAAGCATCCGTTGCTCGTCCGCGCCCTCGAACGCCACGTGCCTGGCAACGGCGTGAGCATGGGACCGAGCACCGGCTTCAGCCTGACCATCGGTGACCGCACCGCCAACTTTTCCGGCGAGGGCCGCTGGATCGAGAACGTCAAGGCCGCGGTGGAGTACAGCGAAGCGGAGTGGCGCAAGGTGCGGGACGCTAAGCCTGGAGCCTACGCCAAGTTCTGCAAGGGTGACATCACCGAGGCGGAGTTGTTCGCGGAAGTGGCTGAGGCAGTCAAGGAGTTGGTCCAGCCCATCGCCGAGAAGCCACAACCGGCGGGAGCCAAGAAATGACCTTCACCCAGCGCCTGCGAGCTAACCAGCAACTGTTCCGACGACGGATTCCGTTGCTGAACAAGATCGGGTTGCAAGAGGTCAGGTGGAAGAGGCGGCGCAAGAGTCGGTCCAGAAAACCGGAGTGCCAGTTGCTCGTCAGCAGTCACCAAGGCTACTGGCATCCGATGAGCGAGAAAGGGCATGGCTGGTCTGGCAGCAGCTTCGACGATGTGGTACGTGCATACGAGGAAGACCGATGAGCGACCGCCAGCACGTCAACCAGCAGCTCGCCAACTACGGCGACGTGATGCGCGAGGCCTTCAAGCACATGATCGCCCTCAAGCGCTGGGACTCGTTGGACCGTCCGCTCGACAAGCAGGAGCAGCACGCCAGGGGCGTCAGCATCTACCACATGGCCAGGTTCAAGCGCTTCCTCCAGCCCGACGACTGGAACAAGGTGCAGTGGTTCTACAAGGGCCTGGCCCAGGCCGATCTGACCGGCAGCGAGGACAACATCATCGAGGAGGTGCTGCACCGCTACGGGTTGCAGCGGCTGTCAACCTAGGAGACGCAAATGCAAGAGCAACGGTTCAAGGTGGCGGGCTGGCTGGCTGACCTGTTCGTGGAGCTCAACGGCGTCGGGGCGTGTGGCCAGTCCATCGGCCTCGCGTTCCGGTACACGGAGGACCGGGGCGGCGGCGTGATGGATTACCACGAGGTGGCACGGTTGCATCAGTCGCTCGGTCAGTGGCTCCGGGAGGTGGAGGAGACGGGAGCCTACAAGGAGCAGATCGAATCCTACAACCGGATGAGCGTACAGGCCGGGTTGCCTCTCTACAAGTCATGAGCGACCGGGGGCTCCGGCACGGCGGGGCCAATCGCAGGCGGCAGGAGTGGTGGGGCCGTCGGCATTACACAACTGTGAGGTGCAACGTGGGATTCAAGTGGCCGTTGATGCGGAGCAACTTCGCGCGAGAGGACTTCGACGCCGTCTTCAACCTGCTCACGAACGAGCCCAACGCCAACCCGGACTGTGACTGGGACGTAGACGTCCGTCTCACCCAGGGCGACCAGGTGCGGGCCTTCGAGCAGGAGTTCAGCGCGTGGTTGGGAGTCAAGCACTCGATCTTCGTCAACAGCGGCTCCTCGGCCAACCTGCTGACGATGGCGGCTCTGCACGAACGGCACCCCAGATTTAGCGACAATCGCAAGGTCCTCGTCCCTTGCGTCACCTGGGCCAGCGACATCACGAGCGTGTTGCACGCCGGGTTCGAGCCGGTGTTCGTGGACATCGACCGCCGCACGCTGGGGATGGGCGGGCTGCAAGTCGCTCGACTGGTGGACGAGAAGAAGCCGGCGGCGGTGTTCGTCACGCACTGCATGGGCTATCCCGGCATGAGCGTGGCCCTGTGGAACGCGATCAACGACACCAAGACGCCGTACTTCGAGGACTGCTGCGAGGGGCCTGGAGCGGTCATTCCGTGCTATGGGACGGAAGGCAACCAGTGGAGAAAGGTCGGCACGTTCGGCCTCGCCAGCAACTTCAGCTTCTACTACGCCCACCACATGACCACCGTCGAGGGTGGCATGGTGTGCACGGACGACGACGTGTTCGCGGCCATCGTGCGGAGTTTGCGAGGGCATGGGCTGCGGCGGGAGGTGCCGGCGTTCAGGGACTTGCCCAAGCCCGACGACCTCGAACCTGAGTTCATCTTCGACTACGAGGGCTACAACTGCCGCAGTACCGAGATCAACGCGGTCATCGGCCGCAGCCAGCTCAAGCGGCTGGACGAGGGCATCGAGCGGCGTAGGGAGCTGCTGAGCCTGTTCCTGAGCCACATCGACTCCGACCTGTATCAGACGGACTTCGCGGTGGAGGGTTCCAGCCCTTACGCTCTGACATTGGTGCTCAAGCATGACGATGACGTGCTTCGACATAGAGTACGGAATTGCCTGCACGAGCAAGGCGTGGAAACAAGACGAGGCATCGCTGGAGGAGGGAATCAACTTAGGCAACCCTACCTCCGCCGACGCTACGGCACCATGTACGCCGAGTTCCCCAACGCCGAGCACGTCCACTGGAACGGCTGGGCCTTGGGGTTGTGGCCAACACTTGAGCCAGTCGAAGTGAAATGGATTTGTGAGAAGTTGAACGGCCTGAAGTCTGGTAAAATGGTGCCATGAAAACCTGCACCAAATGCGACGAGGCAAAGCCGCTGGATGAGTTCTACGTCCAGCAAAGGTCGCACGGACCGTACCGCGTTTCCTACTGCAAGACGTGCGCCTGCGTCTGGGCAAGGGCGACCAGCGCGAGGCGCTCCAAAGACAGCGCCTACATGGCAAAGGAAGCTGCCAAGAAAAGAGACCTAGGCAAAGAGTTGCGGGTCGAGATGGTCCAAGCTTACGGAGGGGCTTGCCACTGCTGCGGTGAAGACGGGCATCTGTTCCTGACCTTGGACCACATCGAGTGCAGTGGTAATCATGTTAGGTCCGGATCGGGTGGGCATCGTGGACCGGGCGGCATCCATCTGTACAACCGGCTCAAGAAGCAAGGGTGGCCGACCGATAACCTTCGCTTGGCCTGTTGGAATTGTAATTGCGGACGCCAGTACAACGCAGGTATCTGTCCTCACGACGAAGTCATCGAACCCGTTCGCTACTGGGACAAGTGGCGGCGGGTGTTGAAAGCGGAGACGCTCGACGTTTACGGGGGCTCACGATGCTCTTGTTGTGGCGAGTCCAACCTGATGCTTTTGACGCTGGACCACCTTGAAGGCGTCGGCGAGAAGAACAGGACCAGCAACGTCTACAGCTGGCTGCGAGCACGAGGATGGCCAGACAAGGACAAGCTGAGGGTGCTGTGCTACAACTGCAACTCCGGTCGGCATCTGAATGGCGGAGAATGCCCGCACGTTATGCAATCGGGCTCTGGCCCAGCCTTGAACCGGTAGAGATCAAGTGGCTCTGCGAGAAGCTCAACGGGCTCAAGCAATGACGCAACCTTGGTGGTACTACGCATCGATGGCCGTAGGCTTGGCGGTTCTGGCATCGCTCATCCCCGGCGCGATCTGGTTGGGCGAGCGACATGCCGACCAAGAATGGAAAGAGCAACGCAGACGTGAGAAGCGGCGGGAACGGAAGAGGGCACGGAAGTGATCACCGCCAAGGCACCGCTCCGCATCAGCTTCGCCGGTGGCGGGTCCGATTTGCCTGAGTGGTACCAACGCCACGGAGGCTGCGTCCTCTCAGCCACGATCAAGCGCTACGCCACGGTCACGGCGACGGTCAACGGCTCGCTCAAGATCGAGGTGAAGAGCGACTGCCCGCCCGGCTCCGGACTCGGCGGTAGCAGTGCGGTGTGCGTGGCGATGATCGCGGCCACGGGCAAGCGGTTCGGCGTTGAGCACAGTTTGAAGGAGATCGCAGAGGCGGCTATTGCCCTGGAGCGTGGCTACTTGCGGGTGGCTGGTGGGGAGCAGGACCATTGGAGTGCCGTGGTCGGTGGGTTGAACCTGTTCGAGTGGGGGCACGAACGTCTCAAGCAGACAACGAGGATGCAGCCGCCGCCCGACCTGAGCAAGTGGTTGCATTTGGTCTTCACCGGCAAAGCCCGCACGGACGCCGGCATCCAGCAGCGGCTGACGGAGCGGTGCAAGACGGAGGACGTGGCGGCACTGAACCGCACGATGCTGGTGGCCAGGGAGATGGCCAAGGCGTTGCAGGACGGCGACCTCAACTGGTTCGGCAGCCTGCTCCACGACGCTTGGGAGTACAAGAAGGAGACAAGCCCCGGCTGCTCGACGGAGCGGGCTGACAAGATGTACGAAGTGGCCAGAGAGCAAGGAGCCGTAGGCGGTAAGCTGTGTGGCGCAGGCGGTGGCGGATATCTGCTGCTGTGTGTCCCGCCGGAAAGAGTCTTGCGAGTGATGCACAGGTTCTCTGCGGCCTTCGCGACCAAGCTGGAACCGGTGGAGTTCGAGCCCAACGGCGTGACGGTGGAGGCAACGTGAGCATCCCCACGGAAGCGGTCATCCTCTGCGGCGGTCAGGGCACCAGGCTCGGCCTGCCAGGGCAGAAGTGCATGGTCCAGATCGACGAGGAGTTATTCCTAGACAAGATCATCGAGCAGCTGAACGTCATCCAGGTTGAGCGGATCGTCCTGGCGTGTGGTCATGGGGCCGATCAGGTTCGTGACGAGTTCGGCAACATACCCAGCGTCGTGATCAGCGAGGAACCCCAACCCCTCGGCACCGGCGGCGCGTTGCGACTGGCTGCGGAGCAGATCAAGGGCGAGTCGTTCCTGTGCCTGAACGGCGACAGCTACGTGGACTTCCCGCTCCATCAGTTTGTAGAGTGGTTCGACCTCGTGGACCCGGACGCCGGCGTGCTGCTGGTGCCGGAGCAGGGCACGCAGACCAAGCACCTCGGCCTGGCGCACGAGCATGGCGGCAAGTGGGTCAACGGCGGGGTGTATGCGTTCAAGCGGCACCTGTTCGACGATTGGGGTCGTTGGCCAGCCGGTCCGGTCAAGCTCGGCCTCGAAGAGGATTTGTTCCCGCTGTGGCGTTCGGCCGGCAAGAAGCTGATCGGCTACCAGAGCAACGCCCGCTGGATCGACATCGGCACGCCGGAGAGCCTGGCGAGGGTCGGGGAGTTTTTCAAGCAACTCGGAGCTACAACGTGCGCATCCTCCTGACCGGCTCCTGCGGCTACCTAGGAAGTGTACTCACCCCGACCCTGCTCGCGGCGGGCCACAAGGTGCTCGCCCTGGACAGCCTGGAGCGGGGCGGGCAAGGACTCGCCGCCTGCTGCCACGACCCGAACTTCGAGTTCGTGCGGGGCGACTGCCGCGAGGACCAGACCATCGCCAGGGCGTTGAAGGGCTGCGACGCCGTGATCCCGCTGGCCGGCGTGGTTGGCGTGAACGCCTGCAAGCGCGACGAGCGCCGGGCCTGGGAGACGAACCTCGGAGCCATCAAGACCCTCCTGCGGTTCCGTTCCCGCGACCAGCTGCTCCTGTTCCCGATGACCAACAGCGGCTACGGCACCAAGACGGGACAGGCCGAGTGCGACGAGGACACGCCGCTGGAGCCGATCAGCGTCTACGGCCAGAGCAAGTGCCAGGCGGAGCGGGCCGTCCTCGACTGCGAGAACACCGTCAGCCTCCGCCTTGCCACGGTGTTCGGCATGAGCCCGGCGATGCGCTGGGACCTGTTGGTGAACGACCTGACCCGCCGCGCCGTGCTCGACCGGCACCTGATCCTGTTCGAGGGCCACTACCGGCGGAACTTCGTCCACATCCGGGACGTGGCGGATTGCTTCCGGTTCTTCGTTGAGGGTAAGCAGTATCCAGGACACAAGAGAGTATTCAACCTCGGCAACGACTCGGCCAACTGCACCAAGACCCAGCTCGCCGACCTGGTGGCCCGGATCGTGGGTGATGTCTACGTCCACTCGGCCGAGGTGGGCATCGACCCGGACAAGCGTGACTACGTGGTGAGCAACCAGCGGCTGCGCGAGGCCGGCTTCGAGGCGAAGCGGGGGTTGGAAGAGGGGATCAGGGAAGTGTGCAAGGGAGTGGCACTGCTATGATCGAGTCCATCGCCTGGGTCGTGCTCGTTCTGTTCATCGTCGGCGTCACAGCGGAGATCGTTTGGTGAGCACCTGGGCTTCACAAAAGAAGAAGATACGAGCAGGGTTGTGTAAGTCCTGCGGGGCGCTTCGTAATCTCTACGCCGTCTACTGCGACGATTGCGGCCGACGCACCAAGCTGAGAGTTAGGAAACTGAGAAGCTCGAAGCCGTGGAAGAAGGGCAAGAGCGGAAGGCCGCCTCTAGGAGCCGCAACGTGAGCAGCAAACAACTTGACCTGCTGATCGTCAATCCTGCTGGTCGCAAGGGCGTCTATCAGGGCTTGCACGACGCCGAGCTGACCGCCGTGGAAACCCCAGTATGGTGCGGTCTCATCGCCGGCTTCGTCCGCAAGCACGGGTTCACGGTGATGCTGCTGGACGCCAACCTTGAAGGGTTTGACCCGGAAACCGTGTCAGAGGTGGCGTATACTTTCAAGCCGCGACTGACGGCCGTCGTGTGCTACGGGCAACAGCCGAGTGCATCGACGCAGACGATGAGCGAAGCCAACGCCGTTGCCAAGGCGATTCGGCAGGACAAGCTCGACACGAAGGTCATCATGGTCGGCGGTCACGTCGCTGCCCTGCCAGAGCGGACGCTGGAGGAGAGCGGCGCGGACTACGTGGCGACGGGCGAAGGTTGCCACACGATCCTCGACCTGCTGCGGGGGAAGAACGTCGAGGCGGGCGACGTGCGAGGGCTTGGCTTCTACCGGACCTTCGACGTCACGAACATGTCCACTCCGGACGGAGTGATCGAGAAGCTCAACGCATACGCTGAGACCCACTCGGCCCCGAACGTCGAGGATGTGAACGACCTGGCGATGGCCTGGGACCTGTTGCCCGTCGAGAAGTACCGGGCACACAACTGGCAGTGTCTTGGGGGATGGCCACGCACTCCCTATGCGGCACTTTACACGAGCTTGGGATGCCCTTACGCCTGCCACTTCTGTTGCATCCAAGCTCCGTTTCGTGGGGGTGAGCAGCAGGAGCACAACAAGAAGCTGATCGCTCTCAAGTACGCAGCGGACAGCGAACCGGCCCCGAACAGCTACCGCCTCTGGAATCCCGACGGCATCGGCCAGCAGATCGCCGACCTGTACTACAAACACGGCTGCCGGACGTTCAAGGTGGCCGACGAGATGTTCGTGCTGAACAAGCGGCACGTCGAGGGCGTGTGCGACGCCATCCTCCGCCGCATCGCCGAGCCGGGCGGTCCAGACGGCATCAACATCTGGGCCTACGCACGGGTGGACACGGCCAACGACGAGCAGCTTCTCGCCAAGATGCGCAGCGCCGGGTTCCGCTGGCTCTGCCTCGGCATCGAGAGCGCCAGCGAGTCCGTGCGGGACGGCATCGACAAGGGCTACGCCCAGGACAAGATCGCCAAGTGCGTGGAGCGGATCAAGCGGGCCGGCATCCACGTGCTGGCCAACTACATCGTGGGTTTGCCCGGCGACACGCTGGAGAGCATGCAGCAGACGCTCGACCTGGCGGTGGAGCTGAACACGCCGTGGATGAACGTCTACGCGAGCATGCCATACCCCGGCAGCCCGATGTGGCACGACCACCCGGAGCACCACAACCTGCCCTGGAGTGCGTTCAGCCAGCACAGCTACGACACGCATCCGACCAGGACGGCGACCCTGAGCAGTGCCGCGGTACTGGAGTTCCGGGACCACTTCTGGCAAACGTATTTTGAAGGGCAACGCTACCTCGGCCTGGTGGGTGACCTGTGGGGGCAGGGAGCCATCGACGAGGTGAAGGCGATGACCAAGCACCGGCTGAAACGTAAGCTACTGGAGGCGCAACATGGCAGACGAGAAGAAGACCGACCAGTTGCATCGTGCGCTGGAGATGCTCCTTGACGGGATGGAGAAGACCCAGGATTTCGCCGTCGAACAGATACCACTGGTGGTGCAGGAGCTGATCGTCTGGAAGCGGTTCTGGTTTACAAGCCAGACAGCGGCGTTCCTAGTGTTAGGTATCTTGTCGATCTGGTTGTTCAAGGCGGCTAGTCGCTGGTGCAGCCAAGAGGAAAAGGAAGCCAGGGAAGAGAGTCGCAAGAAAGACTTAGACGGATATGTGGCCGCTGGCCTTCTTGGTATTGGCGGTACAATAGTCGCTTTGATCGGATTCTGTATTAGCGTCTACTGGGCGAGTATGGTCTGGTTTGCTCCACGGGTCTATATTTTGGAGTGCCTAACCTCGATGGTGAGGGGCCGATGATCACCAAGCAAGAACTCATCGCGTTCGAGCAGGAGTGCGAGGCCGCTTTCAATGCCGGGCGTATCAAGGCCCCGATGCATCTTTCCGGAGGCAACGAAGATCAACTGCTGGAAGTATTTGCTTGTGTGAAACCCCATGATTACGTTTTTTCAAACTGGAGGAGCCACTACCACGCCCTGCTCCACGGCGTGCCCCGCGAGCAGCTGATGGCGAAGGTGCTGGCCGGCGAGAGCATCAGCATCAACGTGCCGGAGCGGCGGTTCTACTCCTCGGCCATCTGCGGCGGTTGTCTGCCGATCGCGCTGGGCGTGGCGTGGAGCATCAAAAGAGGAAGTGCGACCCGTTCGACATTGCCACCGCACGTCTGGTGCCTGGTCGGCGACATGGCCGCAAGGATGGGTGCGTTCGACGAGGCGACCCGCTACGCCGGCAACTTCGACTTGCCGGTCACGTTTGTCATCGAGGACAACAAGAAATGCGTCAACGCTGACACGAAAGAGCTATGGGGTGAGAACCCAAAGCACCAGCGGGGCTATACGAACGTGCTACGATACCAGTACGACCTCGGCTGGCCACACATGGGGACAGGCAAGTTTATCGAGTTCGCGGACAAGCAGGAGTTCAGTCCAACCGGCGGGATGTAGAGCAACATGAGCTACAAGAGCGAAGTCATTCGGGGCATGCAGCTGCTCGCCCAGCAACCCAACGTGCTCTTCGTCGGGCAGGGCGTGAGCGTGAAGGCGAACTGCCTCCACGAGCAACTGGTGGGCGTGCCGGAGCATCAGCGGCTGGAGGTGCCGGTCTTCGAGAACACGCAGCTGGGCATGTGCCTGGGCATGGCGCTGACGGGGCTGCTGCCGGTGTGCCTTTTTCCCCGCACGAACTTCCTGCTCTGCGCCGTCGATCAACTGGTGAACCACCTCGACAAGTGGCAGCAGATGACGGGCAAGCCGGCCAAGGTGATCATCAAGACCATGACGGGCACCACCAAGCCGCTCGACCCCGGACCGCAGCACAGCGACAAGACCTGCTGCCACGTCTCTGCACTGGATGAGCTGTGCGACGTGGTGCACGTGAGCGACCTGTTCAACGCCGACGCGGTCTGGCACGCCTACGAGGCTGCGGTGCAACGTGACGGACCAACCCTGCTGATCGAGAGGGGCAACCTGTACGGCTGAGAAAAGGAGTTCCCGATGCCCGAGCGCCGTTACAACTGCTGCACCATCGAGGGCGGCATCCAGCATCTGGTGAGGTTGTCCGAGGAGCAGATCCTCGCCATCAAGGTGCACTTCGAGGCGGAGTTGAGCCTCAAGCCGCGAGACCGCCGCGAGCGGCTGTTCGACAGCATCGTGGCACAGATGCTCAAGCACCTGGCCCACTACCGCGAGGCTGAGGCGGCGCAGCAGATCGAGGAGCGGGCGGTGCGGCGTCGGGAAGGCAAGGTTCGCAGCAGGCAACGACGGAAGGCATCATGAAGAAGCAACTGCTGATCCTGCTCCTGGAGGCGGACATCCTGGAGGGCGTCCTGTCCTGGCCGATCCGCGAGCTGGGCGCCAAGGTGCTCTTCTACCGGACCGACGCCCAGATCAAACTCTACGTCGAGGCGCACCGGCCCGACGTGGTGCTGCTGGACGAGCCCTGCGGCGGGCCGAGCAAGCCGCTGCCGGAGACCCTGCACTGGCTCAAGCAGCAGTGCCGGTCGGTCAGAGTGGTGTGGGACGCGACGGATACGCCTTGGCACGGCTACCTGGAGAGTTATGCGAGACAAGACACCTTCAGTCTCACCGTTGCCGCCGATGGCGCGGTGGATTGGCCTCATCGAGCTGGTACAGACGTATCGCTACCAACACCTGTTGACCCGCAGTGGTACGAGTCCAGAGGAACGGTTGAGAGAACTGTTCGCCTCGGCTTCTCCGGCTCCATCGGCACCCAGGGACCACGGCAACGAGTCATCGGCGACCTCCAGAAGGACGGACTCCTGACGGTGCGGCAGCGCGGCGAGGTGCAGTTCCCGTACTCCGCCAACGCCGACTTCTACAAGACCTGCCAGGCGGTGCTGAACGTCGCCCACACCAGCAGCGGCCGGCTCCAGTGCAAGGCAAGGGCCATCGAGGCTGCCCTGGCGGGTTGCCTGCTGTTCGAGACGCACGGCAGTCCGCTGCAGAATTGGCTGACGCCCGGCCTTGATTACATTGACTACACTGAGCCGGAGCAGGTACGGGCGATGCTTGGCCGGCCGGACATCATGCAGCGAGCGCAGGAGTACGGTGAGCGGGCACGGGCGAAGGTGCTGGGCTACGGCTTTCCGAGGATGTTCTGGTCGGCCGTGATGGGCGAACAACTATGAGGTGCAACGATGATCGTCTGCGACAGGTGCAGGAAGAAGCCGGAGAATTGTGAGCGATGGATCGTCGCTCTGTTCCATACCGAAACCGAAGTCAACAAGGACGTCTACTTCAATGGGCACCTGTGCGACGGCTGCAAAGGATCGTTGCAAGCCTTCTTGAAGAGGATTCTCTCCGACTGGGTCAGCCCTCCGGAGAAGGCCCGATGAAGAAAGTACTTCTGCTCTGCCTCGACGAGTTCACGCACGACCAGGTGTTCTCCTGGCCGATGAAGCACCTCGGCGCTGAGGTCAGCATCTACGGTGGGAAGGGCGATCCGAACAAGGAGCTGCACTGGGCGGTCGAGACGGTTCAGCCGGACGTCGTGGTGTGGAGCGGGGTGTGCGGCGGCGAGTCGATGCCGCGGATCGGCACGTTGCGCTGGCTGCGGGAACGAGCCCGCTCCGTGATGATTTGCTGGGACGCTGGCCACCGGGACTGGCATCCGTACCTGGACCAGTATGCCAAGCACGACACGTTCGACCTGATCTGCGGCGTGGACGGCTCCTTCGACTGGCCCCGCAGGAAGCAAGACCTGCCCTGCCTGTGCCCGATCAACCCGGAGTGGTACGATGGAGCCTCGGCAGACAGAAGCATCGACCTTGGATTCATGGGTTCATACGACGCCGACTCCCGACGAGGGCGATTGCTTGGTGAGCTGGGAAACCTGGTCACGATTCAACGCCGCACGGGAGCGCCTGGCAGGTACGCGGACTATGCTGATTTTGTCATGCGTTGTCGAGCGTTGGTGAACGTGGCCCACAGCGCCGGCGACGGCCCGATGCACGTCAAGGCCCGGTGCGTGGAGGCGGCGTGGGCAGGGTGCATGCTGTTCGAGACACGGGATTCGCCTCTCCGGAAATGGATCGATCCTACCGACACCTACGTCGAGTACAACATGGTCGAACGCATCGCCATCGAGTGCAAGCAACCGAAGTTCGCAGAGACGGCGACGCACTACGGCCAGCGTCTCCGCGAGGCGATGCAGCCGCACCATCCACGGCACTTCTGGGAACAGGTCATAGGCAACTAGGAGAAGCAACGATGGCACACGGCATGATCGAACCAGACAAGAACCCGTACATGATCGAGGAGAAGACACAGCCGGTTCCGCTGTCGTTCGGAGCTGATCCTCGATGCCCTGCGAGGCTACGAGAACTACCTCATCGAAGCATATCACACAGATCGGGGAATGGACGGAATCCAGAAAAACCGCAGCAACACGGTCGGCAGGATTCTGGAACTCAAGGAGAAGTTGGAGGGGCTGGAATGAAGAAGCTCCTCATCGTCGCGGCTTGCGGCACCGACGCCACCATCGAGCACCTGGTCAGCTATCCCATCCGAGAGCTGGGTGCGGCGGTCGAGGGCTACGGCAGCACTTGGCACGGCAATACACCGGAGGGGAACATCAATGCCGCAATCGACCGACACCGACCAGACGTACTCGCTTACTTCGGCATCAATGGCTCGGTTGATTGTCCGCATACGGGCTACCTACGTGGACTCCGTGCCCGTTGCCGCTTGGTCCACGTCTGCTTCGACGCTCCCTGCCACGAGTGGTGGCCGCTGCTCGAAGAGTACAAGAAGGGCGAGACGTTCGACCTCCAGGTCAGCATCACCGGCCGCGACCCGTTCTGCGACTGGGCCACGCTGACACCGAGCGACCCTGAGCTGTTCTCACCCAAGCCCGGCAACGTGCGGGATATCGACGTGGGCTTCGCCGGCAGCTGGACGGGCGAGGACACGCGCTGGAAGATCCTGGGACCGCTTGGCGACTTCGTGACGAAGCAGCGCCGGGAAGCTCCGATGAAGCCCACGGCCTACTACGCCGACTTCCTCCGCAGGTGCCGGGCGAGCATCAACGTGGCCGAGGTAGGCGGCACGGTCAAGGCCAAGCACGTCAAGGGCCGGGTGGTGGAGAGCGGGCTGGCCGGTTGCATGCTGCTGGAGCAGGCGGGCTCCCCGACCAAGGAATGGTTCACGGTCGGCAGCGACTACCTGGAGTACGAGGGGCCGGAGGACATCCGCCGCATCGTCTCCGACCCCGGCTTCCGCAACCAGGCGGCCGAGCTGGGCGGCAGGCTGCGGGAGAAGATGGCGGCGCATCACCCACGGTTCTTCTGGCAACGAGTTCTTGATCAATGAAAATGCACCTCGGTTGTGGTAAGCGGAAGATAGCGGGCTGGACCAACATCGACGTAGATCAGGAAAACAAGCCAGACATCGTAGCGGACTGCTTGTGCAAGTTCTTCTGGAGCTTGTCTGACCACTACGAACCGATTGAAGCCATCTACGCTTGCCATGTGCTAGAACACTGCGGCCGGCACGAGTACAAGGCGGTCCTCAAGCGGTGGCACGACCTGCTCAAGCCCGGCGGCATCCTGCGCCTGTCGGTGCCTGACATCAAGGCGGTGTTCGGGCAGTACTGGAAAACGGAGTCGCTGGATGGCTTGCTCGGCTTCCTCTACGGCGGGCAGCGGAACGAGCACGACCACCACAAGATGGGCTGGGACGAGGTGACCCTACGCCGCGACCTGCTGGAGGCCGGCTTCAAGGACGTGCGCCGCTACGACCGCGACAAGACCGAGCACGCGGATGTGGACGACTACAGCGCTAGCTACCTGCCGAAGTTGTCCGAGTGCAAGAGCATGGAGGAGTATCGCAAGGGCACCCTGATGTCACTCAACGTGGAAGCAACCAAGGGTTAACAACGATGCACGTACTTGTGACCGGTGGCGATGGGCTCGTGGGTAGTGCGGTGCGGCGGGCCAAGCCGGACGCCGTCTACACGACCCACGGCATGGCGGACCTGACGGACCGCGAGGAGACGGCTGCCCTGTTCGAGGAAGGTGGACCGTTCGACGCCGTCATCCATACGGCGGCGTTCGTCGGCGGCATCGGTCAGCAGGTAGCGCACCCGTTCGACCTGGCGCACCAGAACCTGCTGATGAACTGCAACGTGATCGAGCAGTGCGTCAAGCACAAGGTCAAGCGGCTGCTAGCGTTCTCCTCCGTCTGTGCTTACCCGGATTTCAACGACGGAACGCCTTTGACAGAAGGTGATCTCCACGACTTTGAGCCACCGATTCCCAATTGGCACTACGGCTATGCCAAGCGGATGGTGGACGTGCTGATCGACGGGGCGATGAAGCAGCACGGCGCGAGGAACTGGTGCAGCGTCATCCCGGTCAACATCTACGGCCCCAACGACAACTACCGGCTGGGCGTTTGCCACGTGATCCCGGCCCTGATCCACAAGCTCTACCTGGCACGCCAGAGCGGCGAGCCCCTCAAGGTCTGGGGCACTGGATCAGCCATCCGCGAGTTCATGTACGTGGATGACCTCGCCAAGGTGCTGCTCCGGCTGCTCGACCTGCCGGAGGTGCCGCAGCGGTTGATCGTGAGCCCATCGGTGCCGACGACGGTGCACGAATTGGTGGCCGAGTTGGTGCGTGGGTGCGGCGGCTTGGGGCCAGTGCAGGTGGAGTGGGACCGGGCCAAGCCCGACGGCCAGCACGCCCGACCGACCGACACGAGCCTGCTCAAGCGGCTGCTACCGGGCATCGAGTGGACGCCACTGGCAGATGGGTTGCGGCAGAGTTACAGGTGGTTCTCGAAGGAGTATCCGAACGTTCGGCTCTAGGAGAAACAACGATGAGCAGGTCTTACACGCTCGCTAGCGGGACTGACCTACAGAGGCGGCTTGGCTACATCAACGAGCGGGCGAAGGAACTGGAGAAGAAGAGTGAGGAAGGCTCAGACGTGAACCAACTTGCGTACATGGTCGCTTATCTGTCGGCTATCCTACACAAGCACCTATCGACTAAGGAAGTGTAGGATGACCAACCAAGACCTGCAACGCAAGGCCGACTGGGCACGCCGTACCGTGCTGGAGATGGCGGTCAAGGCCGACAGCGGCCACGTCACCACGGCGTTCTCCCTCGCCGAGATCTTCGCCGTGCTGTACAACGGCGTGCTCCGCTTCGACCCGAAGAATCCGCAGTGGGAGGGCCGCGACCGATTCATCCTCAGCGAGGGGCAAGCTGGTATCGGCCTCTACCCGTTCCTCGCCGACGCCGGCTTCTTCGACAAGAGCCTGCTGGACAACTTCACCGGCGTCGGCAGCACGATGGGCGTCCACAGCGAACCCGCCACTCCCGGCGTGGAGGTGCTCACCGGTTCCCTTGGTTACGGTCTGTCCCTCGGCTGCGGCATGGCCCACGCTGCCAAGCTGGCCGGCAAGAGCTGGCGGACGCTGGTGATCGTCGGCGACGGCGAGCTGACGGAGGGGAGCTGCGACGAGGCGCTGCGGGTGATCGCTGGCTTGCACCTGACCAACTTCTGGTTCCTGGTCAACCGCAATGGCCACAGCACCATCGGCCATAACGACGGGCGGGGCACGACACAGAGAGACCTGCCGCTTGAGGACTTGGCCATGAAATTCGAGAGCTACGGGTTCGGTGTGCGGACGGTGAACGGGCACGACCTGAACCAATTGCTCGCGGCGTTCTGCGGGATGCGCTCGGAAGGTGTGCGGCCCGTCGCCATCATCGCCAACACCGAGAAGGGCCACGGCTGCCACCTGGCCAACGAGCGGGGCTGGCACTACCGGGTGCCGAAGGGTGACGATCTGGAGCGTATACGGAGGGAGTTACCATGAAGTACGTCGGGAAGAGCAGCACTGGAGGCAGCGTCTATAAAGCAGAACGCAGCAACCTCCACCAGATCGCCTTCGACTTTGGCAAGGACGATGACCGTGCAGCATTCATGAAGTGGTTAGATGAGTTGCAAGGCGGGAACGTGAAGCCGGACCTGCGACGAGAACTGCAGGAAGCCTATTACCGAGGTCGGAAGGGTTAGCAACATGAGCGACACACCACGAATCCTCGGCATGCGGGACGAGTACTTCAACGCCCTCTACCCGCACTTCCAGGCCGACAAGCGGTGCATCTTCCTGAGTGCCGACAACGGTGCTCCGACGATGGACCAGTTCAGCGAGTTGCCCGGCCAGTTCCAGCAGGTGGGCATCGCCGAGCAGCACATGGTCTCGCACGCCGCGGGCCTGGCACTGGAAGGGCATCGGGTCATCGTCTACAGCATCGCCGCGTTCACCATGCGGTGCTTCGAGGCGATCAAGGTCAACATGTGTGCCCAGCGGCACAACGGCTTGCCGATCACCTACGTCGGCATCGGACCGGGGTTCGCCTACAGCATCATGGGGCCGACGCACCACAGCCTGGGAGTGATCGCCGCCCTCCGCACCGTGCCGAACCTGACCGTGTGGCACCCGGCCGACAACATCACGGCACGGGCGTTGGCCAACCGCTTCCCCACGCAGACCGGGCCGGAGGTGATCCTGTTCGACAGGACTGACATCAAGGAGCAGTTGCATCCTCCACAAGTACCAATCGACGGCGGCATCGGCTGGGTAAAGGGAAACACCGGTTGCGAGGTACTGATCTTGGCCTCTGGAGTGACGACGCATCAAGCCAAGAAAGTCGCTGATTTGCTGTCCCCGATGCCGGTGGGTGTGGTGGACGTGTTCCGGCACAAGCCGTTGAATTTGTTCCTGCCGGACATGGCCAAAGGCTGCAAGCTGGTCGTCACCTACGAAGAGGACTGGCTCGCCGGCGGACTCGGCAGCGCGGTGGCCGAGGCGTTCGCCGACAACCGCATCACGACCCCACTCCTCCGCATCGGTGTGCCGGACGAGTTCGCTTACGAGATGGGTGGCCGCGAGGTGTTGTGGAAGAAGTTCAACCTGCTGCCCGAACAGGTGGCGGCACGAATCAGGGAGGCGTTATGAAGTACGTTGGCAAGAGTGCGACGGGTGGTGAAGTGTACAAGAAGGGCATCGAAGAAGACTTCAAGCAAAGACTTTTGGATACCGCCCGTTCATGGCTGCGTTCAGGCATTCCCGGCAAGGAAGGGAAACCAGACGGAGACGAAGTCGTTGACTATATGAAAGAGCGAGGCTCGACAATGGGTCGAGGGGCGGAACAGTGGCTTCGAGATCAACTACGATGACCAAGAAGCTCCTCATCCTCATCGAGTGCCGCGAGTCCGAGTCCATCGCCGAGTCTGCCCTGAGCTACGCCAGGCGGGAGCACGGGGCGCAGGTGGCCTACTACGGCACAGACAAGGCAGCCGAGCACCTGATCGACGGCAAGCCCGACGTGGTGGTCTACTGGGCCACGCTCAACCGGGAGCGGATGCTGAGCGACGAGACGCTGCGGTGGCTGCGGAGCCGTGCCAGGCTGGTGCTGTGGTGCAGCGAGTCGTCCTCCCCGCACTACGCCGAGCTGCTGGCTCACTACCGCGACGAGAAGCTGTTCGACCTGAGCATTGGCACCGATGGCGGCAGCGATCTGGTGGATTGGAGCACGCTCTGGCCGGTCGATCCTGAGTGGTACGCGCCGGCTCTGGCAATCGACTACGGTGCTGGTTGCAAGGACATCAACCTCGGCTTCGGCGGCAGCATCGGCGACGACCGCAAACCGCTGATCCGGAGCTTCGGCGATGCCCTGACGGTGCGGGAGCGGAAGGCTGGCAACAGCGAGGAGTTCGACCGCTACGGCTCCTACGCGGCGTGGCTGATGCGCTGCCGGGCCGTGGTGAACGACGCGACCCTCGACGGCGGCTACGCGGTCAAGAACCGGGTGATCGAGGCGGGGCTGGCCGGGTGTTGCCTGTTCGAGATGTGCGGCAGTCCGCTGAGCAAGTGGGGCTTCGATCCAGGGCACGACTACCTGGCCTTCGATCCGCGGGTGCCTGACGCGGTGCGTGCCGTGGTCGAGGCACCGGAGTTCCCCGACATCGCAGCAACGTTCGGCAGCAGGCTCCGCGAGAAGGTGCGGCAGTTCCATCCCTCCAGGTTTTGGGAAAAGGTGATGGGGTAGTGTAAAATGGGGGCAGTACCACCTAGGGGAAGCAACGATGAAGTTCAGTTTTCATTGGAAAGGCTCCGCGTTCAAATGCCACGGAACCGGCGTCTATCTGATCATCAATCAGGTTAGCGGCAAGGTCTACGTCGGGTCGGCGGCACAGTCGATCTACAAGCGTTGCCACGACCATCGCGGGGCGTTGCGATACGACCGGCACAAGAACATCCACCTGAGTCGCTCTTGGCGGAAGCACGGGGAAGCTGCGTTTATCTTCGTGGTCGCGGAAGAGTGCGATCCGGAGCTATGCGTCGAGCGAGAACAGCACTGGATGGATCGGTTGCAACGAAAGGGTTACACGCTCTTCAATCGGGTGTTCAAGGCGGGGAGCGTGCTGGGGCTTCGGCATTCAGACGAGACTAAGGAAGTTCTCCGGCAGAAATCGTTGGAACAGTTTGAAGATCCGAAGTACCGTGAGATGGTTCGTGAGTTTCATACCGGCCGCAAACACTCGGAAGAAACTAAGAGGAAGATGAGCGAAGCCCACAAGGCCAGGTATCTTGCGAACCCCGAGACGTTCCAACGGTGGATTGCTGCTGGTAGGGAGCGGTCTCTTTTGGTGAGACGCAGCAAGCCCCGATCTTCATCGGCTAATGCTAAAACGAGCAAAAGTCTGCAGGCATTCCATAACAATCCGGAAAACCGTCAGCGGCGTCTTGAGTGGTTGAGACGGGGGCATTTAACCAGGAAAGCTAGGAATTGGGTCGAGCGTGTTTGGTTCGTGGGAGGGCAAAACCCATGAACAAATATAAATGTATCGTTGTGTTCAATTGTTGCGGTCTGCGCGGATTAGAAAGAATAGACAAGTACCTCCAGCACATCGACAGCCTGCTCAAGCAAGAAACCCTGGGCACGTTCCGCGTGGTCATCAGCGGCTGCCTGAGCACGACGCACGCCAAGCGCCTGCTCGCCGAGAAGCTGGGCGACCGGGTCAGC